AAGGGCACAGGAAATCGCTACCTGGGGGCGAGAAAACGACGGCGCGGAGCGAGGAGCGGAACTGGTCGAGCGCCTAGCGCTTAGGCGGCTCGCAGCCGCCTAAGAAGCTCCGGGGGTGGGTTCGCTCAAGTGCGAAACCTGGCTTGTAGAGCGGACTGGCGGCGTTGCCTGCTCCGAGATTGCGTCCGGCGTCAGGCACCGAAGGCCACCTCCCGGTCATTCGCTGCAGGCGCCAAGCGTGAAACGCCGGGGGTATCGCGGTACGCCTCGCGCAGCCGCTCGGCTGCAACCTTGTGAGACGGGTGACTGTAGGTATCGCGGAAGAGCTTGCCGCCATCTTCCTGCCCCATCATCACTGCACCGACCCAGTCTTCGATCCCCCGCTCGGCCATCTGCGTGGCCCCGTAGTGCCGGAGCTCGTAGAAATCCATTTCGGGCGACTCGGGATCGCGGGCGACCCTGAGTTCAGCACGCCGCATCGGATCGAGGCTCGCTTCGAACGCCGATCGGACCGGCGCCCAGTAGCCGGACAACGCACCCGCCGTGATCCGCTGACCCTTCTTGCCGGGGAAGAGGATCTCGTTTTCAGTCTCGGGACAGATCGTCGGTGGCATCAGGCGGGGCATGGCCCGGATGGCCCGCTCCGCACGAGGCGGAATGAACGGCAGGACGCGAGTCTTCCCGTTCTTCGGTAGCTGAATCCGTCGCTTGTGGAACTGGCGCTCGATCCGGCAATTGCCCGCCTTTAGGTTCAGGTCTGGACGATCGAGGCCGAAGATCTCGCCGGGCCGCATGGTGGTGTCAGCCGCCCACTCGATGATCGCTGCGAACCGGGGCCCGAACTTGCCGTGCTCGGAAAGAGCGATTTCGACCAGCAGGTCCAGCTCCTCCTCAGTGATAGCGATGATGCCCTTGCGCCCCTTGCTCTTCGGGATGCCAAGTTCTGCAAAAGGGATCTCTTTGACAAGCCCCTCTCGCCGGGCGTCGGAATACATCGTCCGTAGCGGTGCGGCGTCCTGGCGATGGTCGCGGGCATAAGCGAGTGCCTCGGGGACCGTGTACTCGTGGAGCTTGCGCTTGTCCTTCGGGTCGACCCGTTCGCGAAAACGCTTTGCCGCCCCTTTGTAGTTGTCGTTGGTCGAGTCCTTCGGACGAGGGTAGTCCCGGATCCACCGCTTGGAGAACGAGGTGATCGTCTCTTGCCGAGGCGGCCGCGTGTGGAACTCTGCGATCTTGGTTTCGGCCGCTTCGATCGCTTCCTCCTTCGTGTCGTGAGTCCCGGCCCACTTGTGGCCGGCTCCGGGGATGTAGGGCCGTGCCTGCCAGCGCTTCCCCCGTTTCTTGACTCCGAGCCGAGTAGTCGGCTTCTTCGGCATCAGGCTGCTCCCTTCTCTCTTCCTAGCCAGCCGTGGTCCTTTAACCAGGCCAGGCCCTCGTCGAGAGGGAACATACGACGATTACGGTCCATCCGGGAAGGCAGTCCTTCTCGGACCCGCAGCTCAACCCAGCGTCGCGAGCGACGAACTTCGGGGTGGGCGGCGAACTGCGCCTTGGTCAGCTCCACGGTTCGGAAGCAACCGAAGTTGCCCTGGAGGAGGACGCCCATCAGAGCCTCGGTCTCGCATTCGGTTTCGAGATCAGGGTCAGGCAACCGCAGGTCGGACAGGCCGAGCCGCTTGAGCCGGGCGTAGGTACCTTCGTTCCGAACGGCAGAGTCATCGGCCCGTTGTGCCCGCAGTTGGTGCATTGGCAGTCCACCATGTAGGTCTTCTGCGCCCACTCCAGTCGATTCACGCCGCCACCTCCGCCCGCACCGGCTCGATCGACCGCACCATCGACAAGTTCACGGGATGGGAGAACGGCTCATCTTTGACGACGGCAGTGCGGAATCCGACTAGCTTCTCCAGCTCGCCTTCGTAGACCCGGCCGTCGTTCTTTTCGACCCGGACGACCTCGCCGACCAGCGACTCGGCGATGGTCTCGATCCCGGACTCGTAGGAAATCGACCGGCCGGCTAGGACCGCCTTCAATCGCTCGTGTCCGCGCTGGGCCGCATCGCACTCGGCAGCGGACATACCTCCGTGGCCATCAAGGCGCTTGACGAGGGCCATTACCTCCAAGACCGGGATGTCAACGGAGAGTCCGGTCATCGCTGGTGCTCCCTCTCGATCTCGTCGAGACCCTCACGGAGCTTGTCGATCTCAACCTCGCTGTCTAGGAGAGCACTTGCCTTCACGCGAACCTTGCCCTCGTCTGCTCCGGGCCGTAGCTCCAGGTCTGACCTCGAGCCGGACAGGCTTTCCCCTGGAACTGCCACCCAGGATTCGCTTCGCCGCTCGACTACCGGATCACGCTGCATTGATCTCCTCCTCGGTTTGTTTGCGCTTGGCGAACTTCGTGGACCGCTTGACCCGCACGTGATCGGTGATCTCGAACGGCGCCCCGATCTCGCTGGTGCGGGTGAGGGCGACGATCAGCTCGCCCCAGTCCTTGACTTCGTTCCCCTGGGTGACGGTCGCATCGAAGGCGTAGTCGCCGACGTAGATCGGGCCGTTGCTCTGGACGAAGCCGCGCAGACCGCCCTGCAGCCGACGGCTCTCCCGTTCTAAGGCCATCTTCCGCGAGAAGGCATCCTGCGCCTCGGAAACGGAGGTGATCTCCTCCGCGGCGCGAAGGTGCGCGGGGATCGGGCACTCGGCCTGGGCCGGACACTCGGAGCACCACGAACCGTCGCGGGCCGGCCAGTCGCCCGTTTCCAGCGATTCGTTGAAGCGTTCGATGTTCCGCTCCAACGCAGTCCGGAACTCGGCAAGTTCCGTGCGAGTCCAGACGCCTTCCTTTTTGATCAGTCCGCCAGAGTCCTTGTCGCGGTAACGCGGGTAGGTCTCGTAGAACCAGACATCTTCGATGCCGGCGCCGAGGCTCAACCCGGTCTCACGGTGGACGCCGAAGAGAACCGCCAGCCCGTAGAGCTTGCCCTGGAAGCCGCGCTGAATCTCCTCCCGCTTGCGGATGTTGAGGCCGGTCTTGTAGTCATAGATGTGGATCGAGGAGCCGATCCCTTCGATCAAGTCCACTTTGCAGGTGACGATCCAGCCGCCGATTTCGACCTCGAGCGGTACCTCAGTACCGATGAAGGTCTCGGGGTCGACCGTCCATGACTCGCCCCAGTTCCAGGCCATCGCACGGACGGCGTCTTGCTCCTCTGCTGGAAGAACCAGATCAGTTCTCTCGGCCATCACGGCATCGGCAAGCTCGCGGCATACCTCACCGGGAATCGTAGTCTCGGGTGGTTCCTGTTCAAGCATCAGGGCGGTCGCTCGCTCGGGCACCTCGTGGAAGGCAGTCCCCCGGTCCATCTCCACAGAGCCGGTCTTGTATTTCCGCATCAGGTAGGCGGAGCGGGGGCACTTGTCGTGCTTGGCGAGGAGAGTCTGGGAGAGCGTGTCGGGCCGGTCGATGTTCTCTGCCACGGGCGGGAAGGTCCGGTAGTCACGGGCGGCGACGACTGCCGTCATCGGAACTCGCCTCGCTCAATCGCCCGTTCTTCGGCGGCGACCCGATCCTCACGCCTCTGGGTGCGGAAGCGCTCAAGTCGGATCTCGGCGTAGAGGACCAGGAAGCCGAGCACGACCATCCCGGCCAGGACGACGGTCTCAGGCATCGGCCTTCCCCTTGGCCTTCGTTTGGGCCTCCTCGACGCGCTGCTCCATGTGGGACTTGAAGTCCTCAAGCCGCTCGTGGGAGTGCTGCGCGGCGACGAAGTAGCGATTGAACTCGGCCGGCGGCATCGCCTTCATCCCGTCCGGGTGGATCTTCTTGAAGTCGGCGTAAAGCTTCCGGATCTCATCTCCGAGGGCTTTGGCCCGATCGTCGTCAAGTGCCGGCGGCATGTCAGTCGCGTCGACCGCAACGGCGTTGATGTATTCGACGGAGCCCTTCCCGATGTACGCGGCTTTCAGCTCTTCCACGAGCTCCAGCGGCAGCATCCCCTCCATCGCGTTGCGCTGAGCCTTCGACAATGCCTTCGCGTCGGCGAAGGAGTCGGAGAACCAGATCGGGTTCCCCTTCTTGTCTTTCTTTTTCGACTTGAAGTCGCGAAGCTGAGTGGCAGTGCCGAAGCGAGCCGAGCCGTAGACCTCGTCAATTCCGTAGACGGTGCATCTCATCGCTCGGCGCGCTTCCTTGATCGGCTGCCCGTCGTCGTTCCGCTTACCGGTGTCGACATCGACCGCGATCTCCTCGAAGCTCGGGATGGGCTCGCTGGCGATCTTGATCCGGCCCATCTGCCGGGTATTCATCTGGCGGACGGCCTCCTGGACACCCTTCCATGAGAGGCCAGTCGCCTTACCGCCTTCGCTGGGGAACGAGTAGACCATCGCCCCAAGGGCCCGGCCCTCGATCTCGGCGATGATCTGTCGCTCGTCGGCAGCCGTCAGTGCTTGGTAGATCCGCTGGTCCTCCGGCACCGCGAGGTCAGAGGTTGAAAAGGGCGCAGGCGACTCCGGACCGTTGATCTGGGGAGAGTCCGGTCCGGAGTCGGCCTGCGCGGTGGTCCCGGGAAGGGAAGAGGACTGTTTCCCGGAGACCTCCGGCGTGACGCTGGACGGGTCCGTGGGCCGACCCGCTCCGCCCACGTTCGCCGAAGCTTGAAGGTCTTTCTGCTGCGTGTCAGGCATTGGGGACCTCCGGAACGGCAGTCTCGATTCCGTTCTCACCGATCTTCGCCAGCGCCATGTTTCGCACCGCTTCACCGAGCCACTGAGCGAAGCGCTCTACCTGCGATTCGCTCTTCACCCCCCACGAGATGGCGAAAAAGCTGCCTCCCGACTCGGTCCGAACGACAGGAGGGGCCTCCAGATCGAAGCCGCACGCCTTGGCAATTCGACGAATGTCTTCACCGGCTACCAGGGCGGACACGGCAGCAGATGCCATGTGCTCAACAGCAGCGTCTCGCTGGGCCATCGCCCTTTGGCGCGACTCCTCGATCACTTCGAGCATCGCCATGGGATCCGGGGCTTGATCAGACACCCGCCGGCTCCTTCTCCCAGCCGAGCAGGGCGATCTCAGATTCGGTGGCCTCCAGCTTCGCGTAGATCCGCTCCCGATTCGTCTTGCTCGGAACCAGCCCGCGCCGCCACTTAGAGACCGTGGATTCGGTGGTGTCCAACTCCCTTGCGAGCCATTGGCCCGTCCGGTCGCGTGACAGAAGGAGGTCGCTGAGGGATGTTACGTGTTTGGGTGACATATGACAGCTACGACTGAATCAGACCCGTCAGACGGAAACAAGTACAAGCGCTAGCGCTAGCGGTGCAATTTGCGTTAGGTTCTTGCTCCGGTGGGGCAGGTTCGACCGAGATCGCGGGGAGAGGAAGGGAGCAATGAGGAGCATCAAGCCGTTTCGCGAGACCGTCCAGATGCTGCTTGACGCAGAGGGCATCAGTCGACGGGAGCTGATCCGGAGGGGCGAACGGCATTCGGACGATCCACGCTCAATGGGAGTCCTCCACCCGGTGCTCTCCGAAGGGGCGAAACCGAGCATCGGACTGATCGAGTTCGTGGCCGCTGCCCTCCTAATCGAGCCAGAGACCTTCGCGGAGTACCGCATGTGGCAGGCTCGGCGTCTCTTCGATCCCTCCGACGACGAGATCGGTGGCTTCGACGCGGCCATCAAGAACCTTCAGGCCCTGGAAGCAATTTCAGCGGAGGCCGATCTTCCTCTCCCGGCTGCTCGAGTTGCCGGTCGCCGGGGCGGGAAAGGGAACGGTCGAGGGAAAGCCTCGCCCTCCTGAACTCCCTCGGCTCATTGACGGGGTCCAGTTCGTAGAGGCTCCAGAGCGCGTAGTAGGCGCCCGCTTCTAGATTCTCCCGGACCCGCTCGACCTTCTCCCCGAATATCAGCGCCGGCGCCCGGCTTTCGTCTGCCACCCGCTCTCCCCTGTTCTGTTTGCTTCAAATTGCTCCATTGGGAACAACCTTTCGCGCAGTCAACAGGTGAAGATGAAGGTCGTCAAGGGGGGGAAATTACCCCGCCACTCTCGTCGACCGGGATCGACATGAAGCTCGTCATCAAGCGGATCGGCGCCTCCTCTCCCTCAGCGCACCGGCTTAGGCTTTCGGTGACGGCCGCTTCAACTTCTTCGAGGGCGCGGACCATGATCTCTTCGATCTGCTTTGCCCCCTCGGCGTCAGTTGAAGCCGGGTAGCGGGCGAGCACGCGGTCCGAGCGCGACTCGAGGGTGCCGCTCTCCAACGCGTTCAAGGCTTCAGCGAACATGAGATGGAGCAACGCGAAGCTTCCGGTGGTCCGGACCTCCTCCGGGAGCGCGGCCCATTCCTCCTCGGTGAAGTAGAAACGCTCCGCCCTGTACAGGTGGACCCGTCCTCCGTCCGGGCCGGCCTCCGTTCTTACTAGCTCCGCCAGACCTTCCTTCCGGAGTACGCGGATCTCTTCGCGGACACGTTCCGGCGTCTCGCCCAGGACGGGCGCAAGCTGCGTGGCGCTCCAGGGTCGTTCGCCGAGCTTCGAGAAGACCTTGTAGCGAAACGGATTGCTCAGGAGCTTGAGGATTCGTGGATCTGCCCCTAGCGGGAGGCGCGTCGTTGCTTTACCCACGCTGCCGTCCGCCTCCCCGCCCATGCTTCACGGGCTCGTCCATCGGCCTACGAAGGGAGGTGAGTATTTTGAAGCTCGGCAGCGTTCCCAGCGTCATTGCGGCGATCTCCTTCACCAAGAGCACCTGAGATCCGGCGCCGGCCCTACGGCCAGGCGGGGCCGGTACTACTCGCGGACTCTCGCTCCATTCGAGCGGGTTCCCCCTATAGGTTTCGAAACGCATGGGAGCTGATACCTCCTGTGCCATGCCCCCGGTCGGATCTACCCTTTCGACGCGGGGGCGTTTTACGGAACGAGGTCGATCATATCCCGATACGGGCTGATCGGTCTAGAGTCTTCGTTGGGTCGGCTGCTAGGCCGATGTGGCCGACCCGCTATCGACGCGGCTTGTCGGGGCGCGTGAAGTACCGCGTGACGGGCGTGGCAGCGGCAACCTCGGCCACCGGAACCCAGCCCGGAATCAGGCCCGACATGGCCAGAGCACCGAGCCCTCCCGTCAGGACGCCCAGACAGACGACCGGGTCGTTGTAGAGCAGCTTGGCGATCGCCTTCACGAATCGGGTCCCTTCACGACCTCGAGGATCTGCCCCTCGACCAGAGGCTCAAGCGGCTTTTCGTCGGCACAGACCAGCCAATAGGCAGCTCCTCCGGGCACGTACTCCTCGATGACGCGCTCGACCTTGAACTGCCGGCCTACCGGCGATCCTGACTGCTCGCCGCTTCTAGTCTCAGATGCCATCTCAGCTCCAATCCGGTCGGGCGACGATGCCGCGGTCGAAGTCCCCGATCGGCCGTTCCTTCAGCGCGACCTCGCCGCCGTTGGACTGGGACCCGTTGGAGGCGGAAGTGTTCCCCTCGATCGTCTTGACCATCGTGTCGCCGGGCTTGACCGGCTCGCGGACCGTGACGACGTGCTCGCCGTCCCAAAGGGAACCAAGATCGCCCGGACGGGCCTTATGGACACTGACCGCCTTCAGGCCGTTGGTGTGCGCGAGAGCGTCGGCAGTGATGTAGGGCGCGAAGCCGAGACGGATTCGATTCGGGATGCGCGCCCCTCCTAGGTGGACGACAATCCAGCAGGCGCAACACCCGCACCAGTAAACGCCTGGCGGAACGTCGTAGCCCGTGAACTCCTCCATCTTGGTGACCACGGGTCCGAGGTTCGACCCCGCCGGCTGCTCATGGACGCCGACCAAGTCCATTGCCTTAGCGATCGCCTTCTCGCCGGGGGACTTGTCGTAGCGCTTGCGGAGCGTCGTGCGGTACCTCTGCCGACGGGCCTGAGCCTGCTTCTCCTCGTCGGTCAGGTCCCGACCCCGGATCAGCTTCTGCGTGGCCTCGGAGATGGTGTGGCGCTTCAGCTTGGACTGGCCCTCGCCGACGACTCCGAGGCAAGTTGCGATCTCCTCGGCCGTGTCGAAAGTCTCGCCTCCCAGCACCCCGTCGACCTCAATCTCCCGATCGATTTTGAAGTGGTCGTACTGCTTGTTGATCGAGCTCTGGAGGGCGTGAACGTCATCGCCGCGGAGCTTCGGGGAGTGCAGAGACAGGGGCCGGTGAACCGCTTTCTTCGAAGTCATGGGGCGGCAGTGTGCGCCCCTCACCGGACGGACTGTAAGGGTCGAGCCTTACACCCGTTCAAGGGTGAAGAAGGCCAAGCCCGTAATGATGGGGAGACCAACGGCGATCATCGCCAACCCCCCCTGGAGCCGCGAGATCTGCCGTTCCCCCTCGGTGACGCGGCCGTTCGTCTCCTTGGTCTGGACTTTGATTTCCGTCAGATCTTCCTTAACCTCGGCCCGCAACTCGGCGATCCGCCCCTTGACGGAAGTATGGGTCGCGTCGAGCTTCTGGTCCACCCCGCCTACGAGCACCTTCAACTCCTGCAAGACGTTGCCGTATTCGTGGTTGCGTTCCCGCAGCTTTTCGATCTCGCGGGCGTTCCGCTGGGTTTCCGCGACGGTGGCTGCCATGTCGTCTCCGTTCATTACCGCCGCCTCCCCCTGAGGATGCGAGCGATGGTGCCTTCGTCTACCCCCGATCCTTCTTCTTCAGGCGCTTCGCCTAGCTCGAACTGTTGGAATGCCCGCGGGAGCGGGGAGTGGACGTCGAGCAGAGAGCTGATGGGGACCTGACCCAATGAGACGGCCGGGGCGATCCCCTGCTTCTTCTGAGCGGCCACGCTGGGCGCGCCGCCGCCGCTTGCAGTCGGTAGCGCACCGCCTATCGCCGCACCGGTAGCCGCCCCTCCGCCGTAGCTTTCCCCGCCTTCAGCGAGATTCGCCGGAGCCGTGAAACTTCCCAAATCACCAACCGACTGCCACCCGTCAGGTGCGTAGCCGGATCGGATCGGTCCGTACTGCATCGCCTTCTTGATGAGCCCCATGTCGGTTAGCTCCGTATGTGGCGGGTCAGCCACGCCCGGACCGGCTGCGCCATGCTCAAGCCCGAACTGGGGTGCGAGTTCCGCCTGTCGCTGGGACATTTCGGTGTCGGCTGCCATGCCGAATTGATGTGCTGAATAGCCGGGGGGCGCCGCCGGGTTGGTTCCCGGATCGATGGCTTCCTGATCCTCCGTGGATCGGTAGCCGCTAGTGACGACGATCGGTTCCCCCGTGGCCTTTGCCAACTTGACAAGCTGGCCCGCGAACACCGGGTTGAGCGTCGCGATGTTCCGCCAATAGCCAGCCGTTCCGGAGTTCGTCGGCTTCAACCACTTCTTCAGTGGCTCCTTGCCGACAACTTCGACTGCGTGCTTGACGTTCTTCGGGCCACCCGCCAGTAGCCACGGCGGCTTTTCGGGCTCGGCGTTCTTTGCTTGGTGCGTCGGAATACCGAGGCTGGCGGCCAAGCGGGATGCCGCCTGGAGTTGTTGCGTAATCGCAGGCGGAGCCTTGCCCCCGGACACGGTCACTCCCGACTGAGATATTTGCCCGGTACCCCAAGCCGACGGTCCTTCGATGTATCGGCGGATCTCTTCTTCCGACGCCCCGCTCTTGGCTAGGCGTGAGATGCCGATGATCGAATCGGCGGCGTGGTAGTCGAACTCCCCGCCGATCTTTCCTTCAAGCCAGAGGGCGGTGTTCTTACCGGCCTGCTCGGGAGTGACGCCGTTGAAATAGTGGGACCGGCTCATGGCCGTCGGTTCCCCGGGATAGCCGACGCCGAGCCAGTTCTGTTCTCCGGCTTCACCTCCACTGACTCCATCTGAGCCCCAGCCGCCGCCCTCCTGGAGTGCCCATTCAGCCGCTAGCTTCAGGGGGAGCTTTGAGTGCTTGGAGAGCGAGATGGCGAAGCGCCTCTGGTCTTCGTTCGGGACACCGCTGACGTGGGGTACGGCTCTCGTCCGATACTCCTTCCGAGCAGCGGCAAGACCTTGCGCGGCGTGTCTCGTCGCGGGCACCGTCAGCTTGCCTTTCCGGTTGACCCCCAGTTGGCCCTTGTCGTAAGCCTGGGAGACCTGACGAAGGGTTGGGGTCCCGAGCGTTTTGTGACCGAAGGCGCGCACGACCCGGTGGTCCGGAAGCTTCGTCGCCTCTTTCACGCCTTCGGCTACGTCTCGTCCCAGCTCTTTGATCCCGGCGCTCACACCCCCAGCAGCGCTAGACACTCCCGCGCTGAGGGCCTTCGGCTTCACTCCGAGGGTGGAGGCGGCCTGAGCGATCTCAGCGGCCGTGGGGCCGGGGGTTACGAGGTCGACCAGGCGGGAGAGCAGGTACTGGTCCGCGAGCGGGTTGGCGGTAGAGGTGGAAGGCGTCGCCCGTTTGTGCCGGATCTGCTGCTGGACCGGAGTCGGGGGTGCGCTCGGGTTGTAGGGCGTGGTCGGAGTCGAAGGGGTGTAGCCGGGAATCGAGAGGTCCCCGGAGGTCCCGCCGCTGTGACTCGGAGGAGCCGGGGGAGGTCCCTGCGGCGGAGTTGAACCCGGCTTCTTCTTGTAGCCCTTGCTGAATTTGCTCGTGGGCATCAGGCCGCGCTACCCTTACTCCCTATGTGGGGAGACATCGATACGCCGTTGTGGATCAAAGCGCTGGCACTGATCGGCGCCATTGCGGTGCTCGTGTGGATGGGCCTGTGGGCCGTCGCTGAATTTGGTCCGGCCCTGTAGGTCATCCGCCTGAGAACACCTTCGAGTAGTCCACGGACGAACCGCCGCCGCCACTGAAGACACGGCCGTAGTCGACGCCGCCTGCGCTGGAGGACGACCCGCCGGACGATCCTTCGACGGGGACCGAGATCTGTTCCCACTCCTCCCGCGACTTGGCAACTTTCTCGGCGCTCACCTTGTGTGGCAGGGAGAGATGCGGAGCGAATACCTTGTGCCCTTCCTCTTCTTCGGTGAGGGTGTTGACGAAGGGAACGAACGCCCCGGCCGCCGCCCACGTAGCGGCCGCGAGTCGGTCGCCGTCTCCGCCCTTGATTTCCTCCCCTTTCCAGTCCCGCCCGGCGAGGGCTTCGGCCACGTTCCTGATCTGAGGGAACGGGAGTCGGGCCAGAGCGTCCAGGGGATCGGAGGCGAAGTCGAAGCTGTTGTAGTTGGCGAGCGGGATGACTCCACCGTCTGGAAGGGGGATGCCCTGGTAATAGGTCGGGACCGGTTTGTCGCCTTCGCGGTTGAGCCCCCACTGTTCGCGCTCGGCTCGGGTCGCGTTGGCGGTCGCGGCGAGCAGGCCGGTGGCTACCGAGTGATGCGCCGGCATGTTCCAGAAGACGTACGTGTAGGCCGCCCGCATCCAGGTCCAGAACGGCGTGATCGTGGAGAGAACCTTGCGAGCGCCGGGAGACATCCGGGTGTAGTTGCCGTAGACGGCCTCCAAGTCCTTCTGGAGGCGGATCACCTTATCCGGGTCGTGGAGGCCTTTCGCGAAATCCTGCGAGGCCTCGTCCAGATGGGTGATCGCCTTGGTCCATGACCCCTGGGTCTTCCGCATCTCTTTCAAGGCAACCTTGCCCAGCACTCCGTACTGCGGCAGCGTCTCGGTGAGCAGAGCGTTCGCCGCAAGCAGGTAGTGCGATGCCTTGCTGAGGACTTTGGGCGCCGCTTTGACAGCCGCCTGTTTCCACCCGTGTTTCCGCGACCACTCGGCGAACTGGCGGACGCTCTTCGAGAGCGGGTCGTATCCGGTGACAACCGCCTCAACGCTGCGGTGGGGGGCAAGGGCATCGACCGAGCTGAAGTGGGCGCCGGCGAGAACCTGCGCCCGCTGCTCCTGGTCCATCTGGTGGGCGACCTTGGCGCCAACCGCGAAATGAGCCGGGTTGATTCCGGCCAGCGTCGTGCGGATCAGGTTGTCGAAGGTGTTGCCGACGTAGAAGCTCGGGCTGAAGGGGAGCACCGCGCGCTTGAAAGCAGTCGTCGCGGCCTGTGCCGCCTTCAGCCCCTCCCCGCTCGGAGTCGCGTCTGCTCGCAGCTCTTTCGCGACCTTCTCCGGGAAGAAGATGATTTTCGCGTCGTCAGGGAGGGTGCCCTTGAGGCCCTGGTCGAGGCCGTTGGCGATGACCGCCGAGGCGGCGTCGTCCGCGAGCGCCGGGCTTTGATGCTCGAGCGCCCCTTCCATCTCTCGTTTCTTCGCTCCGAACGGATGGCGAGGAACCGGAACCGGGTTGATACCGGGGTCAAGGCCGTAGCGCGCCGGATCCTCCATGACCCGCTTCGCCTCGGCCATCGTGTCGACGCCTTTGACCTCAATGCCGAAGCGATTGATCGCCTCGTTCCAGCCGCGGGCGCGATCGACAAGACCGCGGGAGCGGCGCAGCTGGCGGACCATCCCCTCGATCCCGCCCATCTGCGTTCCGGAGGCCACCGCCTGGCCGGTACGGCTTCCCTTGTCAAGAGTGGCGCCGCCGAAGGACGGGCGATAGAAGTCCGAGTTCGCGGGAGCTCGGTGGCTGAGAAAGCCGGGCGCCTCCACCCCACGCCGCTCCATCTCCGCCTTGATCGCCTCCAAGCTCAGTGGCTCACCGTTGAGATCGACCACGCCGTGCTCCTCGTGATGTCCCGCCCCCATGTGGACCCGGGCGAAGGGAATCGCGCTGGCCTTCTCGGCCTGGTCGGGCGTCAGCAATTTGAGGTCGACCAGCTCTTCGAGGATCGGCTGCTGCAGGTCGATGAAGGCGTTGGCGGCATGAACGACGTGCTCGGGGTTCCCGCGCTTGATACCCGCCTCGATCTGCTTCACCAGCTCCCTGTTAGCCGCAAGCTCTCGCTTGTTGAGGCGAGGTTTGCCGTTGTCAAGGGTCTCCTTGGCCGCGGCTTCCAGCATGTCCTTGTAATCGGAGAGATCGTTGAAGAAGGACTCGGGCTTCTGGATGATCCGCTCAACGGCGAGGTTCACCACTTCCGCGCTCTTACGGTCGAGCCTCTTCACCAGCCCCTTCTTGGGGAGGATGCCTTTGAGGGCCTGGATGTCCTGGCGGGCGTGCTCTCGGCGAATCGCCTCCTGCCCTGAGCCGAATCGGTTGGCTGCCTCCTTCTGGTAGTGGCGGCCCCGAAAGGTGTCCGGCCTCACACGCAAGCCCATCGGACTCCGGTCATAGGCGCGCTGGCCCATCTGCCGGAAGAGGTCCCGGCTGTACTCGCGCTGGACGTTGATGCCGGTGCCCTCTACAGGCAGTGGCTTGCGCTCCAGGGAAGCGAGATCAGCTCCGGGGATCGCTCGAGCTCCGGCGCCTGCCACCCGGCCCGCTGCATTGACGGCACCCGATCCTTCCAACAGCCCGTACAGCGGATGCTCGCCGAGGTTGTGGGCGGCCCTGCCGACGTCGCCTTCGGCAAGCGCGGGCAGGATTCCCGTCCGCTTCCATTCGGCGATGAGGTTGTTCAACTCGGAAGAGTCGCCTTTCGCGGCCTCCACTCCCGCCTTGCCGGTCAGGTAGGCGGAAGGCAGCACGGCCGCTGGCAGTGAGACGCCTTCGCCGAGGACCGGGGAGATGTGGGACGCGGCGCCGGCGAGGCCGCCCGCGATATCGCCGTAGACCCCTTTGCCTTCCAATGCCTTGACCAGGGCTCCGGGGTCTTTGTGGATCAGGGCTCCGGGGGCCTCGATCGCCAGAGGCGAGGTGATCGGGTGGCGGACCGGATAGGAGGCCCCGCGAGCTGCCACCTTTGCTGCGGTTTTCACACTCTGCGGGATGGCCCGGGTAACGGGGGAAGCTTTGGAGGCTCCGCCTCTGATGAGGGCCTGAAGTGCGGCTCGTGCGCTTCCTCCAGTTGCCTCGCTCGCCGCCTCCGTTGCTCCAACCTTCGCGGCCTGAGCCTCAGCAGCCGCGAGCGCAGCCGTGCCACCGCCCCGGACGAGGTTCGCGATCCCGCCGACCCCTGCCGTGGCGAGGGTGCCGATTGCGAGTTCGGCGATCGGGTCCTCTTTCAGGTTTTGGGTTTCGGCGTCTCGCTGGGCGAGTGCTTTCTCGACGAGGTCGACTCCGGCCTGCCCGTAGCGCTGGCGGAGGTCGTCCTGCACCTGGGAGATGTGCTGGCCACCCTCGCCGTAGACGGCGTCGTATCCACCGGTAAGTGCCGTCTGGAGCGTGTCGCGAAGGGGCGCCAGGAAGTGCTTTTCGCGCCGGATCTCCTTCTGGACCGGAGTTCGGGGAGCCGCCGGGTCGTAGGCCTTGACCGGGGTCTTGGTCTTGTGCGGGATCGCAAGATCGCCGGACGTGCCCCCCGACTGTCGCGAGACCCGCTGATGCCTCCGCCGCGGCGTCCCCTTATAGCCCCCGCTGAACTTTTCGCCCGACGTCGGCACGGCCTACCCCCGGCCAGGCCCGGGGACCCCCGGTTGCGGAAGGCGGCCTTCGTGTTCGTGGCGCTGTCGGTCGGTAAGAAGCTGCTGGATCACATGGTTGATTTCGGCGAGGCCGAACCCGGAGTACTGGTGGTCGAGGCCGTTGGCGAACCGGAGCCAGTCGGCGCGGGTCTTCAGGGGGTTGAGCTGGCGCAGCGGCACGTCCTCCCCGTCGGGTCCTTCGACGGTCGGATTTTCAGACCACGTCTGCAGCGCGTCCCGCAAGGCGAGCTTCGCGTTCTGGAGGTCCTTGGAGTCAAACATCCCCTGGCCCCCGTGGTCTTCGGATTCGGATTCGCGTTTCTCCTGCTGTTCCTTCAGCACCTGAGAGGCATCGCCGCGGGCGGACTCAAGCGATGAATTGAAGTCCTGGGCGACCCCCTGCTGCATCGCCGCTCGATCCTGGATGAGCTGCTGCCGCGCTTCCCCCGTCGCGTCAGCTTTGGCTTCGCGAGCGTCGGAGAGCAGGAACGGGATCGCGGCGGCCGCGTCGCCCTGACGGGAGGTCAACTCGTTCATCGCCTGGCGGAGGTAGTTGCCCTTCAGCCCGGAGGCCTTCAGACCCGCGAGGGCCTGAGACAGCATCTCCTCCGTCATCTGGGCAGCACCGCGGACCGAACTGGCTTCCTGGCGATAGTCCTGGTTGATCCCGCCGAATGCCGCCCTGTCAGCCGCAAGCACTGGCGCCATCTCGCGACGGTTTGCGGCAGCGGCCCTCTTGTGCAGCAGACGCCTCTCCTGGGGCGAGAGCTGGGCGCTGTGCAGCTGTTTCGTTCCTACGGTGGGAATGCGCCGCGGCATCAGCGTCTCCTCCTTTTCGCGGGAGCTCCGCCACCGACGGCGGGTTTCGGGGCGGACCGGTTATTACCCCCGCCCGTCTGGCCGTTCTTCTGCCCGGTTTTGGAAAACGCGCCGGGGTGGCTCTGGCGGGCAGCAAAGATCTCCTGTTCCAGCAAATCGGTATCCGTGATCGCTCCCTCCCGCTTCGCCCGTTCTTCTTCGCGACCGAGGCCGAACAGGCTGCGTCCCGCTTCACGGTGGACTTCCCGACGCTGGATATCCCGATCCTGGGTCAGGCGGTTGAGCGTGCGGTCGCGGTCGGACTCGAGGTTGCCATGGGCCTGCGCGATCCGGTCGAGCGTCGTCATCAGGTCCTCCTGCAGACGACCTTCGGCGGTGTGGATCGGCGCCTCTGCGATGACCTGGTTACGGCCCCGAGCCGCTGCAGATGCCGCTGCCGTGCCGGCGTCGTTGACCCCGGCGGCGTTTGCGCCTTCGCCCTGTCGCTGGCCCAGCTCCGCGAACTGGCGGCCGATGTCTGCTAACCGGGTGTGGAAGTCCTCCTGCTGTCGACCAGCATCAGTTTTCGTATCAGTTTCCTGGTTCGCCAGCCGCTGCTCCCCCCGACCGAACTCCCGGTTCGTGTCGGCCCGCTTGCGTGAGGCGTTGATGCGGATACCGCGCAGAGCGAGGCTCATGTCACGTTCGCCGAAGTGGCGCTTAGTCGTGATGTCAGCTTCGGTGTCTTCGAGTCCTCGCTGCGCAGCCCGGCGCTGGGCCTCGAGGGCCGGATCAAATGACATCGCAGGCGGCTGGGTCAGCCCGTAGGGATCAGGAGGTGACACTGCTTTGGGAGCAGCCGCAGGCACTCCGCCGCTGACCGGTTTTTTCGGCCTACGTGGCCGCCCTGCTTGTCCGAGCCCCATCGCCATCTAGAGCGCTTTCCATTCGCCGGCGACGCGGGTGTAGAGGGTTGGCCCAGTGGTGTCCAGGGCGAGAATCCCATTGCCGGGGGGGCTCGGGAAATCAGCGTCGGTCGGCACTCCCGACTTCGTCAGGGAGATCGCAGGCTTTGGCGCCTGCGGAAGCACGCCCGGGGTTTCCAGTTGCTGTTCCAGCCAGCGCTTCAGATCCCCCTCGGTCTTGAGTCCGCCGAGGGCCATCAGGTCTTGATCGCCCAATTCACGATCAGGTAAGGAGGAAGGTTCTCCGAGCCCCCGCTACCGGTGAGGCCGGTGTGCCCGCTGATGTTGTGAGAGTGCGTGGCGAAGTCGCCGCTGGTGTTGTAGTGGAAGCCGGGGGTGCTGTTCATTACGTCGTAGGCGAAGCCCGAGCCTTCGTGCCTGGTCCCGGGCTGCTGGTCGACGTGGTGGGAGTGAAGGGCGTTCTGCGTGTCGGTGACGAGATTGCCCTGATCGTGGGTATGACCCTGAAGGCGCTGATCGCCGCCGGCGTTGCCGAGTTTGCCCGGGCCAATCGTCAACCGACCCGCGCCGCCATCCACCCCGGCTGGAACGCGCCCCCGCAGATCCGGGAGGTTGAAAGTAGTGGAGCCGTCGCCTTTTCCGTAGGCGGTGCCGATCGCACCGAAGAGGCCGGCGTATTTGGTTCTCGAGACCGCCTGGCCTTCGCAGAGCAGGTAGCCGGTCGGGGCCGAGGGACGTGCGGTGGCGATGAGCGTGCCGACCGGCATCACGGCACCCAGGAGTTCGTTGACCACCTGCTCGATCGCATCGAAGTTTTCGTTGACATCGCTCGCCTTGGCGCTCGTGCCTTCGACAAAGGTTTTCGGGGTCGCGAATGACATCGCTTATCTCCTGGTCGCGCCGCTCGGGCGCACTCGTAGGCTGATCGACCGCAGGGCGCAGTAGGCGGCGGGGCCGTAGCTCCGGATGCGGAAGCGGGCGTAGCGGTCCTTCTTGTTCACCCGGCACTTGTGGATCTGACGTTCGTCGGAGACCGGCACGTCACTGAGCGACACGAAGGAGGCTCCTGCTTCCTCAGCTGCCCAGTTGAACGCACCCCAGAGGCCTTGGCCCCAAAGTGCGTAGCCGGCTTCGATCGCCCCAGCACTCCGGGCCGTTTTAAGGACGGGTTCCTGCTGGCCGACGAGTTCGTAGCGCAACACCAGCTCGCGGACCACATTCTCCGTTCCGGCCCCCGTTTCGTAGTCGCGGGTAATGAGATCCAGCTGATGCGCGGAGCCGTCGGCATCGACTTCGTTTTCGTGGGTCGGTTCGAAAAACCCGGAGCAGTCGAGGATGCGGGAAGGTGAGCGACGCTGAGCTCCCAACAGCAGCGGAAGCCGGGCCCCGACCGTATTGCGGACGGCGAAGGCCCGAACCTCGCCCCCGTCGCCATCGAACCGAGTCCAGGGGTAGATGACTTGCCCGCGCGAGCGGAGCGGCCGATCCAGACGGCAGACGAAGAGATCCCGGACCTCCCCCGAGAAGCGATCGAGGAAGGGCAGCAGGTAGTGGTTGCGGTAGACGGCCGCTCCCCCGAGCTTGTAGCCGCTCGAGACACGCCGTCGGTAGAGACGGTCGATCGGCCGCGAGATCCGCACCGGCTGACTGATCCCGTCCATCAGGTAGACGCCGTCAGTCGCAGGCACTACGAGCTGCTGGCCCGACCCGGCAAGACCCGGCGCCCCTGCCAGCACGATCTCCGAGGAGAGCTGCTGGATGCGGTGCTGGGGGTTGCCGTTGCCGTCGGTGATGCTGAGGGCAAGGCCGTCCAGGGTATAGATGCCCCGGACCGTGAAGATGAGGACGGTCTGACCGCTGGTCGCCACCCCGACGATCTCGGCTCCCTCCGGGAGGCTGTGACTGTTCGTCGTCCCGAGATAGTTGGTGAAGCTATGCGGGTTGTTGATCTCGGTGAACTTGATGGTCGTGCCAGAGGCGACCACGATCCGGTTGGCGCAAACGCAGACGAAGTCCCAGTCCTCGTAGGGGTCCGCGACGTCGACGCGATAGACCGGATCGAGCGTGTAGGCCGTCCCGGTCGCGGTCGAACCCTCGTAGGGATCTCGAAGGGTCAGCTGCGTGGTCGAGTTGATCTGTTCCACCACGTAGACACGCTCGCTGCCGATCTGGAGCAGCATTCCGGCGTCGACCAGCGTGTTCCAGGTCGTCCCCGATCCCGTAACGGTGGTCGAGCCGTTAGTGACGCTGATCGTGCCGGTGCTGTACGTCGCGCTCTTTAGCGAGCCCCCGTAGAGGTAGCCGCCCCCGATAAAAAGGATGTCCTGCAGCGCTGCGGACTGTGCCGGTTCCGATAACCCGGTTCCGCCAAGGGAGCCGAAGGTCACATCGTCGCTGGCTAGGGCGCCGAACTCGGTCTCGCTTGCAGCGATCGTCCGCTGTCCGGGCTTCAGATATAGGTCAGTAAGCCACGTGAGACCGTCTTCCCCGAGTCCGCCGAGGGACTTGTAGACCGATCCGCCACGGCGGTAGACGCTGCCGTCTTCGTCCAGCAGCACATTGACGAGATCGACCGCGCCGGCCGGAGAGGTCAGGGGCGGGGCAACGTCGCGGGCCATGCCCGCCGAGAAGTCCGCCTGCTCGATCATCGTGCGCAGCGGCGGGCTCATGCTGAGATCCCCTGAATCGGGACCATGAACGGGTCTGACCCGCCGCGGCGCTGGTTGTCGTAGCGAACGAGTTTGCCGACCCAGAGATCGAGCTGTTCGGAGTTGCGCTGGGCGAGTTCCGGATTGTCCTCGACCGTCTCGTAGTACTGGGCGGCCGCAGCAGGGATAAGGGCTTCGTGAAAGGGGCGGGGAAACTCGGAGGGTTCGTCGGAGTCTTCGGTCATCGGCTCTGGCGCGAAGACGTAGAGCAGATTCACCGCCTGGCCTTCGACAGGAGCGGGGTAGAAGACCAGCTTTCGAATCCCATCTTCGCCGGGGTCCTCGTAGTACACGCGGTCCGCCCCGAGCCTGAGTGCTCCCGTTTCGTATTCGCGGACGGTGTCGGGGTCCGAAGGTTCCAAGTGGGCGCCTAGACCCAGGGAAACGGAGAGCGGCAGCAGGAAATCTTCGGGCCAGCCGTAAATTGCCTGGCCGGCGACCGTCGGGCCGAGGTTCGCCCGTTTCCTGGGGTACTTTGACTCCAGAGCGAAACGGTCACGACCCGCGTTCAGCAGGTCGCGTGCCTCTTCCGCGGAGAGATTAAAGCCCGCGAAGTCGTTGAGGCGGGTGGTTAGCTGCCCGCAGTTGATGAGTCGCCTCCGTTGCCGGAAGGCGCAGGAGACTCCAGCTCGGAGTCGATCTCCTTCAGCCTCTTTAGAGCCGCATCTGCGACCTGGAGGACGGAGGGGCGCTTGTGGGTGTTGTTCTCCTCGGCGATGACTGCTTCGACCCCCTCGAGGTCGCCCATTGCCGCCGCCTCTGCGATGGCCGTCATCTGCTGATCCATAGTCGGGCGCGGCTCATCGGGGGCCGCTCCCATCTCCCAGAAACCGCGCGGGTTGTTGAAGAGCCAGTGGTCTCGCAGGAAGCTGATGAGCTTCGAGTCGTCGGTCTTGAAGACGTTGTGCGCGAACTCCACCTTCCAGGGAGTCCGGTCGATCGGGAGGGGGTCATCGCCCCGGAGCAGCCGGGCATCGTTGATGTCCTCCTGCCGCTGGACCCACTCCTCATAGCCCTCGACTTTTTTGCCGCCGATGCCGTCTTCGATGTGGCGAGCCTTGCGACGGGTGAGCACCTGATTCGGGCACTTGGAGATGAAGGTGACCTCTTGCGCGGAGGTCTCCGTCTCTCCGGGATTCGTGCTGAAGAAAAGTGCGGTGCTCATCGTGTCCTTTCGTAGGCGGGGCGGGCCGGAGCCCGCCCCTTACGCCTGTCTGTCTCAGCCGGTGACGCCGGTCAGGACGCCGCCCTTTTTCGGCTGCGGGAACTGGTACCCGCCCTCGGTCAGGATCTCGTCCATCTGACCGTCGCGATCGTTCTCTTGGCGGTTGGTCAGGAGCTTCGTTTCGCGGGAGCCGCCGGGACCTCCCGCCAGCGGCCTCCACTTCGGCGCGGCCTGCTCGAAGTCGACCACGATCGCGTAGCCGCCCCAGACCGATCCCTCCAGGAGGTTGTGCTTGACGAGGTTGATTTCGCCGTGGGCGCTCATGTACTTGGTTACATTGAGCCCGTAGGTCGTGTCGTGATCTGCCTGGATGACCTGCAACCGCCCGACGGCGAAGTTGTTGATCACCGACAGGACCAGCGGCGAGACGAACGCGGTCTTCTTGCTGCCATAGCGGCAAACCGTCCGTACGAAGGACTCCCACTCAGCCTCGGTGAGGGTGCCGCCGGCATCCTGGTTGTTTTCGGTGTAGAAGGAGAGCAGTCCCCCGCTGGTGCGGAGTTTGCGCCCTTCCGGACCGGTGGTTTCGCCCTTGTGACCGAAGATCGCCTTCGTCTCCAGGTCGATCAGGTGTTCCCGGTTGCGCTCGCGGTGCTGGTAGACCCAGTCGTGCGGGTTCGTCTGATTCTGCGAGCTCATCCAGGTCCCCGACGCCTCGATCGAGGTTCGGGTGATCTCGGTGAGGTTGGTCACTTCGGTCGGGTTCTTGGACCGCGGGGTCGGCGCTTTGGCGAACTCCTCGGACACTTCCCCGATCACGAAGAGTGAGTCGTTGTCGTTCAGAGCCGCCGCCGTGGTGCCGGAGAAGCCGCGGGTCACTTTGATTTTGCTCGAGCCGGGCTTGCTGAGGACGTACAGCTCCTCGCCCGTCCGCGGAACCAGGACGATCTGCCCGGCCGCGAAGATGTCTTCGGTGTCGACAACGAGTTCGGTGCCGCTCGCTTCATAACCGCCGGATTTGTTGATCGCGTCCCAGCGGGTGTCGCGCTCGCTTTCGACCCAGGCAAATTTCGGATCGCCGGTCGCTTTGGTGTTGCCGCCGTCGCGGAAGCGACGGCTGATGACGGTGAGGGGCGCAGCCTCGGGCTCAAGCGCGATGATGTCGGGGGCGATGTCGATGTAACGCTGAACGGACGCGACGTTGTCGGTCCTTCTCTCTCCCGTGACCATTGCCATTGGGGTTCTCCTGTTAGGCGGGCTGTCCTAGATGCTCAGCCGAAGACCGAAGGTTTCGGCGGCTGGTAGACAGCTTCTTTGTAGTTGTCTGCTAGGGAGGGGCTGCCCGCCTGGGTCTGACCCGCGTGCGTCTCGATCGACGCTCCCGTCTGTGCGGCCTGCTCGGCCGGTACCGCTGCGGCGTCCGCCTGCTCGGCTTTCACCACTTTGTAAAGCCTCTCGACGACCTGAGCGTTGTAGATCAGGTCGTGGTTTCCGGTCAACGCCACCAGCTCGTTGATCTGCGTGGTCAGCCCCGGCAGGATCTCTTTGGAGTTGATGTCCGGATAACGCTCGGCCAGAGCTTTCATGTCGCGGGCCGCGAGCTCCTGCTGGAGCGGGGTGACCTGTTCTTGGACCACGCTCGCGATCAGCGCTTTTGCCTGCTCGAGCTCAGCCTGCGCTTCCGGGCTCTGTAGCCCCTGCTGAGGCTCCGGCGCACCGGGCTCCGGGGCCACCGGCTCCTGCTGCCCGGCATCCCCGGCGGCCTCCTGCTCCAGATGGGACAGAAGGTCGGTCGCCAGGTTCGGCTCCTCGGCCGGGTTCTGGCTCGCCATGAACTGGTCGAAGGAGGCTTTCATCTCGGCGAAAGCACCTTCCATGCCCTCTTTGGCCGGCTCCTGCGGGGAGGTCGGCTCAGGCGCGACCGGCTCGGTCGGCTGGACTGCGGACTCGGTGGGCTGCACGGTCTGCTGGTCGGCGGCTGCCGGCGGCATCCCTGCGACGCTTGCCTCCATCAGGACTCCTCCTTGATCTCGGCCTCACGCATCTGCGCCCTGGCCTGCTCTCCTACGTCGATGAGGCCGCGGGCGATCGGCTCGATCTGTGCGACCCCTTTCATCTCGCCCGTGAGGGCGTTGAACTTCGAAGCGTCCGGACTACCAGTGACCCCCATCAGCTGCGCGGTGAGCATCCGCTGGTAGGTGGCGGTGCCGGCCTTCAGGTGCTCCCAACCGGGATGCTTCAGTAGGTCCTTGACCTCTTCGCCGATCTCGACCTGGCGAGTCGCCGAGTCCGAGAGGGCGATCGGGAGTGCGGGGGTGTCCTGTAAGGGTTCCACGTAACAGTCGGCGCGCAGTGTGGGGCTACCGCCGGACGGAAGGGCGTTTCAGGCGGCTGCGCTTCTTGAGTTCCCGTTTCGCCGCCATCGGATGGGGCCTCAACAGCGGTTCTCCACGAAGCATTGCCGCCAGGGCGGCTCCGGGGGTGCGGGCACGGCCTTTGCGGTAGGGCTGGGTTCTGCGGGTCGCCATCAGTTAGTGCTCCGCCCGCTCTCGATCCAGTTGGTGCCGTCGCATTCGGCGGTGATGATCCGGTCGGGGCCGCCTTCGAAGTTGCCTTCGATGTGAAGGTTTTCTCCGTCGAGCCATTTAGCCGTTGAGGTCATTCGAAACCGAACGACGTGTCCTGGGAACGTTGGTTTCACTCGTTTGATTTCGGTGGCGCCGGTGACTCGAACGTAGGCGGCGGCCGACTCGATCACCAGTTCGTTGGCTGCGACAACTGAGTAGACCGGCCAGGCTTCCCCAGCGATAACTTCGGACCCCTTGAAGCGAACATCCACCTTGACGTTGCCCGACCACGACGATCCTTCGGCTGCCGTAAAGACGGGATGTTCGCCAGAAAGGTTGCCCTGATCGCAGGTGCAGCTCGAGATGATCGAACCGGACCCTGCGGAGGCGGCGGAGGCTCGGAACATTCCCCCGGTGCCGAGTTCTTTGCCCACGCAGCCGATGACGACGATCCGGGCGGCGTTGGCGGTGACTTCGAATCCCGGCACATTGCGAGCGGAGGTGGAGGTGAAGACCTGCCCCCCGGTCCAGGTGCCGCCAGCCTCGCATCGCACAAGGGCTTTCGTAGCCCCCTCGGACTGGCACTGGGTCGCGCTGAAGGAGCCTTTGAAACGGAAGCCGTATTCGCATTCGCCCCAGCTATGGACGCCCTTCAGGACAACCGCCGAGCCTTTGGCGGTGTTTTCGAAGTTCGCTTTCGCGTTGAAGATGCTGGTTCCCGACCCGACGACGACATCGTTCGAGTCGATCGTCAGGCCGTTGCCGGTCTTCGAGCCCCAAGCCAGCCAGCGGTCGATGTGGAAATCGGAGCCGCCGTACTCCTTGGTCTGCTCGGCCGCGCTGCGCGTCTGGACGATGTTGTCTTCATAAGAGTAGTGGACGGCGATGCCCCATGCCCGCCCCTTGCGGGAGTCCATCACCAAGCCCCGCCCGGCCGTGTTGTTCGTCCCGTTGCCGTCGACCGTGAAGTGAGACCACATGCATTCGTCTTGCCCTCCGGCGCCAGCTTCGAGAGTTGAGATGACGTCAGCGTTCAGCCCCGCCGCCGCCTTGAACACCGTCCCAGGCCCCGATCCGTTGAACCAGCAGCGGGCGCGGTTCTCGACGGTCTCCTCGCAAAGGATCGTCCCCGTGGGGAACTTCACCTCCGCACCGGCCGGGCTGGCGCTCGCAGCCGCGAGAGCTTCATTGGCCGCTGCCCCTTCGCCGGCAGATTCGTTACCGGTAACGCCCCAGCCCTTGGCATAGATGATCGACCGGTCGTGGGTCACGGTCCCGTCTTTGTGAAAGATCATCGATTCGCCGGGCTGACCCTTGGGGACCCGAACCCAGCTAGCGCCGTCAAAGACGATCAGGTCCCCAGCCTCTGGCGAGCCGACGGCGACGTCGGACAGATCAGCAAGACCAAGACCGGCCAACGCGTTTTCCCACGCTTCAGGTTCGGAGGCGGCGGAGGTCATGAACCGCCTCCAGAGCCACTTCCCGTCAACAAACGCCGCTGCGAAATAGGGCGTAGCGTTTTTAAGGCCGGTGAATGAGACCGACCGGCCGCTGGCGGTAGCGGTGGTAACAGCATCGCCAAGCGGACCATTGGTGGGCAGCACCGAGAAACCCGTCGCGTCCCAGGCGCCTACCTCGGTGTCATCAGGGAACGGGGTGTTGGCGAGAGCGAAGGAAGCCATCAGCGACCCTCCCGGGCTTCCACTTCTGCTGCCTCACGAGCCCGCTCGAGCTCCTTATCGATGAGCTGCGGGAGCTTGCCGAAGTTGGCCGCAAAGATGGCCACTGGCCCCATCGCCTCTTCCCCGATGATGTCTCCGTGCTCGTTGAGGCGCTTGCCGATCAGCTCCCCAACGATCTTGTGCGGGACCAACTCGGCCTCGGACGGCTTCTTAGGCTGCGCTTTGCGGGCCATGTTTATGCGGACGTCCCATTCGAAATCAACCCCACGGTTGCCAGTTTTTCCAGCAGCGATGCGAGCGCAGCGTTGCCCCCCCTTGATCCGGTCACTTCTGCCTTTGCCTGCGGCGCGGTGCCGTAGAACCCGAGGCCGGTTTCACTGGCACGGAAGACGGCGGTTTTGGCTGCCGCGCCCAAGAAGAAGTTCTTTCCGGCGGTGAAGAGCAGGCCGGTGTCACCTACGACACTGCCGGTAACAAACCCGTTCGCGCCGCCGGAAACAAAGGCACCGAGATTCGCTGAGCCGTTGGCGATGATCTGGCTCCGAGCGGATTTTTCCCCGGTGACCTTGAACACCGCGAGCGGGTCTCTGGCTTCCGCTCCGCCGTTGACTTCCAGAAGGGCCGACGCGTTCGCAGCTTCTTCGGTACCGACCACGATTGGGCCGGCCCCTGAGGCAACCGCGATGGCCGCCTTACTATGGGCGCCCTTGACCAGGATCGACCTTTCCGAGCTCGAGTCATCGCGGATCGAGGCGGACTTGACGCCGCCTTTCTTCCCTTTTACTTCGGTGCTCCCGAACCCGATGCCGACATCGAACTGAAAGCCGAAGGGATTGTTGATCGTGATCCCGACCCCTGAATCGGCTTCACCGCCGGCCACCAACCAGATGCCTCGCGCCTTGCCCGAACCGTTGGGGTTGTAGGCCTCAGCAGTCGTCGTGTAGTTGAGGCAACCGATCTCTGCGCCGTTGGCGACAGCCGTTGCTACGTCGCGTCGGCCGTAAGCGACCAAGCCGTAGCAGGAGGCAAGTGAAGAGGAACCCCCGGTGGTGCGCCCGATCCCGTAGAGGCCGACTGCATCCGGGCCGTCTTCTCCTTCGTAACTCGATTCGTTAATCGCGCTGCCGAACAAGCCGATTGCCTGACCCTCTGACCCCGCAACTCCCTTCGCGGAGAAGTGCCCAGCGCACAAGCCCGCAGCCCCATCCGCGGCGTTGTTTCCGGTGATCGCGCCGATGGCTGCACGTGAGGCTTTTTCGACCCGGCTCACCTTCACGGTCGGCTGCGCGGCGGTGACGGGAGAGGCAGCGGTGCCGTGCAGGAGGTTCATCCTCAGACCGGCGACGTTGTGGGCAAGCTGGGCGCTGACAAGTTCGCCCGCAGACCAGTCGGTACCGAGGTTGATGATTTCGATGTCATTTTTGGTCGCATGGTCGGCGCTATCGGCCACATCCTCGCCCGCCTCGAATCCGACGTAGCGATAGGTCGTCCCGACTTTTGCGGCCGCCCAGTAAGCGACACCTGCAGTAAGGCCGCTGAACGTCACAGCGGATCCGCTGACGGTTCCTTCCGCCGCAGCAGTGCCGATCGGCGCCCCGGACGGCTGCGCCGGCGTCGGCCAGTTAGAGGCCGGGTATGCCTTGACCGTAGTCCCGTCCGGGAAGGTCGAGCCGCTGAGTTTGAAGCTGGCGCTCATCTCACTTCACGCTGAACTGGACGTAGCGATGGCGGTCCTCGCTCTCGACAAACGCCGTGGCGAGGTAGATGCCCTTCTTGAGTCCGGAGACCTCGAGCGACCCGTCCTTTTTGACGGTGGCGGTCTTGATCGGGCTCGCGATCGGCTCGCGGCCCAGGCCACGCTCAACGGTGACTTCGTGCGCGGGGAAGATGCCGACCTTGGTGCCCGGTTCGAAGCGGTGGTTCGGGACCGACTGACCTTTGACCCTCGGCTTAGCAGTCCGTTTCGTGGCCTTTTTCGCGGTCGGTTTGGCGGTCTTGGCTTTGGCTCCCATCTCAGGCTCCTTGGGGTTCGGGCGCCGGGGCTGCCGCCGCCGTGGATTCCGATCCGGGCTGTTCGCCGGACCCTTCTTCGGGTTGCGCAGATTCGTGGGACTGAAGAGCGGCTTCGAGGATCTGCGTGATCTCCGCTTCGTCGACACCGGCCTCTCGCATCGCCTGGCCGATCCGCTCGACGATGGCGCCCACGTCCGGGCCAGCCGGTTCTTCTTTGATCCAGTCACCGGCGTTTTCGATGCCGTGCTCGCCGAGGATGTACTTCACAAGCTCCCCCACGTTCACCTGTTCGGCGAAGGGAGCTAGCGAGTTGGCAAGTTCCATCGCGTCGTGCTTTTTCTGAGCGGGGTCGTCAGCTTCGGTAGAGCCGTCGACTGGGACCATTTCGACGTTCGCGCTCATCAGCTCAGCCGGGACATCGACGAAGGCGAAGCCGGTGGGCGTTTCGATCCGCACCTCTTGGTTGCGTTCCTCGCTGACGTAGAACTGTTCGTAGAGGGCCTTGCGCTGGGCGGCCTCGGGAACAAGCAGGTCGACGTGCAGGTTCTTCGCCTTCTGCTTGATTCGCAGGTTGGCGGCGGCCTGTACGAGCTGGGTGCCGGTGGCGGTTTCTTCCCCGCCCGAACCGACTACCGCTTCGGACATTGCGCTCGTGAGCTCGATATCGCCCTTGATCGCCGCCTCCTCCGACTCTCCCGACTGCGGGAGGTCCATGAAGGGCATCGGCTGGATGACCTCGCTGGGATTGGCGAACACCGGGTTGAAGACACCGGGACCCGTCACGATTTTGGACGGGTCGATAGTGCCCACCTGGTAGAAGTAGCCGCGGTTGAGGGCGAGGGTTGCCGCGTCGCGCCGCTGCCCGCGAAGGGTGTTGAGCTCCCACTGCAGGTGGGCGATCGGCTCCACCTCCCCGATTCCGCAGAACTCCTGCTCGACGATGGTGGGCCGGAAGATCTGGAACGGGAAGTCGCCGTGCAGGAACGGGTTGATGTCCTCCTGCACAACCAGCTCGCGATCGAGGATCGTGATGACCTGATCGCGGTCGTGGCACTCCCAGACCTCGTGGAGGCTGTTGCCTTCAGTTTCGTAGCCGCCGAGACCGGAAGCCTGCAGCCGGCCGTCCCACGCCTCGCCGCGTTTCGTGGCAGAACCCATCTTGGCGACGGCTTCAAGGTCAAGCTCGACCCAGCCCTGATCCTTGCCTTCGGCGCGGTTCATCCGCCCTTCCTGCACCCGGTCCTTGATGTACTGGCCCGAGCGCCAGGTCCGGTGGATGACGTAGGAAGCGGTCTCCAGGTCCCGGGCGGTGGGGTCCCAGAAGAAGTCGTAGATGTCAACCGACTCGACCTGCGGGCCCTCGAAGACGACGATCTGGTCGTCGACCACTTTTTGTTTTTTCTCGAAGAAGTACTTTTCGATCTTCTTGCCGTCGCGGGTTTTCTTTTCCCAGTAGTCCTTCTGGACACCGAGCCCGTAGCGGAAGCCGGAGCGGGCCGTTTCCTGAAGCTTTCGCTCGTACTTCATGGCAGCCGAGTCGCGTTCGTAGAGCCGCTCGAGCGCTGTACACGCCTCCGCCGGAACGTCGGAGCCACAGGGCAGCCCCCTGTACCGAGGCGTCCGCGAGAGCACCCGCGGCACGTTGGTCTCGATCACCGTGAAGCAGTAGGGGACGAACAGCTCCTGTCCGAAGTGGCGGCGGATTTCCTGCTGCACCACGTCTCGATCCCGTTCGCTGCTCGCCTGCTGGTGGGCGGAGGCGAGGCGCCGCCAGTTACGGGACAGACCGTAGAAGTTGTTCCATCGAGGGACCAGTTGGGAGTGAAGCTTGTCGGCCGCGTTGAAGCGGTCGGTGACCATCTGGAGGCACCGTTTCTGGTCCTCGGAGAGTTCGTCTTTCTTGGCGAGGGCGGAACTCACGCGATCGCGGGCTCCTCGTCCTGCGCTACTTCGCGCTCGATCTCGTCTCGCAGGCTCTCCGGCTCCTCGTCAGTGACAGGCGGCGCCTTGACCTCGATCTTCGTCGGCGCCTCCCCAAAGTCGCTGACCGGAACCCCGCCGACGTGCGAGGGAGGCGTGGTCGCCTTGGCGATCCGGGCATCCCGACTCTCGTACTCGAAGCGGAGCATCACGGTCTGGTACTCGCCGGACTGGTCCTCGGGAACGAACTCCCCCGCCTCGTTCACCCGCTCCCGCAGGGTCACCGCCCAGAACTGGCCGCCCATCTCCTGGGTGAAGGTCAGAGCGTTGGTCAGGGCGATGATGGTCGGGGCATCGAAGCGGTCGGCAAGCGCGAGAGCGGCCCTGTGCGCCGCTTCGTCCCCCGGATAGAAGCCGAGCTCCTCGTTCTGGGCGAGGACGATGTCCCCGATCAGCTTGCGGGCCATCAGACCTCGCCTCGCTTTCGTATGTAGGCGGCCTTCTCGGGATCGGCCGGTTTCGTGAAGTAGGTCTCCTCACGCCGGGCCATCTCCCGTTCGATCTCGCCGAAGTTCTTCTTCGAGCAGGCCTTGACGTGACGGCGCCACTGTTCCTTCTGCTCTGGGGGGAAGCCCGGGTGGGTGCAGCCCGGCACCGTGCAGACGAGGCGCGGCCCCGCTTTCTCGCGGGCCGAAGGCGGAATCCAGAGGGTCAGCGTCATAGGTGTGCTGTTTGGGTGGACCCAAACAGGCGGCAGGGTGACGCGCCCTGCGGACGTAACGTTAGGCGTAACGGGGGTCGTAGCCGCCGACCCCTTGGCCGCCGACCACGAAGCCGGATGCCTGAGTCGGCGCCTCGAACCGGCCTTTCAGCGGCAGCTCCCGCGCCAGGTGCTGGGCGCCCATGTAGGCCATCAAGCAATCGTCGTATTTGCCTGGCTCGGCCTGCATCTTCCCCGCGTCGGTCTGGGTGTAGGTTCGGACCTCGCCCGCCAGCACCCGCGACTTGATACCGCTTTTCTCGATCCGGATCAGCTCCTGCATCCCGGCGACGAGGATCGGCTTGGTCCGTACGTCGGTGCTGAAGCCAAGCCGCTGCTCGGTGCTCTCGGTTGAGGCCCCGACACGCTTGGATCGATAAACGTGGGGATAGTGGGCGTCGAGGTAGAGGAAGCGGAGGATCGGGAGCCCCCAACCGCCCGTCCGCTCGACGCCTATCTGCGCCTGGTTGAAGAACAGCGCCGCCTTCAGGACCTCCAGGGACAGCAGATCAGGGTCGACGCGGCTGCGGTACTCCGCCACCTGATCTCCGGTCGCGTGATCGATGACCTCTATCGCATGGAAGTCCGGTTCGTCCGTCTCCTCCATCTGCCCGCCGGACGGGTCGCAGAAGACGATGTACTCGCCCTCAGGAGCCTTAGGCATTCCGTGCTCAGAGCGACCGAGCCACAGTCTCCAGGGTGCGGTCGGGTTTGAGACTCCCGGCAACCTGGCCGTCCATACGGCCTTCGTCGGAATCTGGACCGTGGCGCCGGCGCGAGAGGAAACTTCGGTCCGCTCCTCGGCCGCTTGAAGGTCGCCGATCAGGGGGCCGGGATTCGCCTCGGTCGCCAGCTTCGGGTCCGTTAGCTCGACCGTCTTCACGAGTTGGGCCACCCGGTAGGGGTCGAAAACCTTCTTGCCGGTGGAGATGAATGCCTCTTCGGGGGTGGACGGGAACTCCTGATGGAAGATGCGGATGTCGCCGCCGCATTTGTTGGCGATCACGTAGCGGCGCCAGTTCAGTTGCTCGAGGTCCAGGTCGAAGTTCTTGACCAGCTCGGGCTCTTCCTCGGCGTAGGGGTTCTGCGGGTCGCCTACCTGGAAGCGCTCGCGCTCCATCTCGTTCAGGAACGGACGGCGGTATTCGTCCTCCCTCCACCACGGCCAGAAGAAGGCGAGGTAGTCGCTACGGCCTTCTTCAGCGTCGTCCCAAATGTCCTTGAACTCGTTGAAGCCGTTGGCCGTGGACTCCAGTGCGATCAGGCTCTCGGGGTCGTCGGGCACGGCCGCCATCAAGGCGGTGAGCTTCAACATGATCTGTGGCCAGAAGGCCACCTCGGAGCCGTGGACCAAGCGGTAGGTACCGCCGCGGCCGGCCTGGAACTCGCCGGCGGTGTCAACGAAGTAGCGGGAATCGGGGAAGGCCTCGCCGCTGGTCCAAAGCGCGTCCCCGGCAAAGTGGAGGAACCGCTGCCGGCGATGCTGTCCCAGGGCCGGCTTGAGCTCCGGGTCATCGGGGAGGTTCGCGTAGATGGTCTCCGCCATCCGGTAGAGCTTCGCCCCGGTCTCGCGATCATGGGCGACCGTCAGGGCATCGAACCGCTCGCGCAGGGTGCAGCGGTGGATCGCCTTGGCCTGCGTCCAGGTCGACATGCCGACCTGCCGCGCCTTCAGGTTGAGCGCCCGCATCGGCTTCCCGGCCGCCCGCTGAGCCTCTAGCTGCCGGTCGAACTCCAGTTGCCCCGGTTTGCCGACCAGCGGGATCTTCCGCCCGGTCTTGTCGATGATGAAGGCGAAGTTCTGCGCCCAGAAGGGCGTGTCTTCCTTGAGCCGTAGGCGGACCGCGTCGGCGGTTGAGGTCTCCAAAGCGGGGCGCAGTGTGGCGCCGCCGCGGGACGGAAGAACCTACGGGCAGCCGGTGAATTCAAGGGTGAAGCACATTTCCCTCACGGCCCTTTCGGTGTTCTGAAGGCCACCGCTCACTTCTTCGATTTCGCCTTCGAGGAAGCCCCGTTCGAAGCCAAGATCTTCGACTTCGCTTTCCACGGCCCCGAGCCGCGATTCGAGATCCTGCACTTCCTGCATCGCCTGTTCGGCCTGGTATTCGTCAGCCGAGTAGCCCTGAACCCCCCGGGGTCCCTGCTCGCCTTGCGGACCGGGCGGCCCCTCAGGGCCTTCCTTGACAAGCATCGTGATCCCGGCCCCGATGCCCGCGCTCAGGATGCAGGTCCCGAGAACCAAGAACACAACCAATCGCGTCCGCACAAGACTCTCCCCACCTCGATTACCGGGGAGATCCTAAACCGAACCGACCGACTCGGTAGGCATCGAATTCGCCTTGGCCTGGTTGCAGCGCTGGCACATGGTCTGAAGGTTGCCCTCCGCGTCAGAACCGCCGCGCGATCTGGGGATGCGATGGTCGAGGGTGAGGTCTTCTTCCGTCCCGCAGGCCACGCAGCGATAGCCGTCCCTCGCAAAGATGCGCTCCCGCTTCGCCTGCCTCTTGGACCGAGCAGCCTGGCTTTCGGGCCGACGACTCCGTTGACGTGGAGAAACCACCGTTGCGGGCGCGAGCGGACCGCCGCAGCGGCAGAAGGAGAGGTGGGGGCGAAACTCGATCCGGCCGCAGCAAGCGCAGCCGGTCACGACCGCTTGCGGGCCATCTCCCGCCGGGCCAGGATTTCAGCCGACCGACGCGGCATCCGCTGGGCGTGCCGCTCCACCAGGGCTGCGAAGTCGCCGGGTGCCTGAGCAGCCGACTTCTCGAACTGCCGGTCTAGCGCCGCCCGCCCCGCGATCTCCGGGCCTGCAGGCCCCAGCGCCCGACGGCGGATGTAGTCGCTCACCTGGCGGGTCCCGCCGGCACGCTCCTTGATCAGCTCCTTCTCGGCAGGGGTGACCCGCAGGAGGATCCTGGCGGTGCGCTTGGTCTTGGCGGCCACGGTCGCGCAAGGTAGCGGCGGCGGAGGATGTACGTACAGATTTGGGGAGGAGAACTGCGGATGCGTGGATGTGGGAGGTATGGATGTTGCGCGACTGGGGTCCCCGCGCCGCCGAGGGGGTGCGCGGGGGCCTCAGAAGAGGCGGCCCAGGCACGAGACGGAAGGGAAGGTTGGGTTCGCATGAGGCCGCATCACTAGTTGTAGAGCCGAATGCTCGGCCCGCTGCGTCCGACAATGCGTCCGGCCTGGTGGCGCTCGTGGTCGAAGTGAGCTGGCTGCTATTCGGCAGCGTGCGTGTCGGGGCAAGACGGTCCGCTCGCCCGAAACGGCAGCCGCATTTCCTTCAACGCCTTCGCTTCCCGCTGTGCTGCCAATCGCCTCTGCTCTAGCTGACTGGGAGAGGGATCGCGCTGTACTGGACGGGTCGTGGGTGAAGTCCAGCCGTTCACGGTCTCTCCGGTGCCTCGGCGACCACGACCTCGCCCGTGAAGTGATTGCGCGTCAGCTTCTCCTTCGGCCAGGGCGTCTCATGGTTGCGCCGCCATTCCTCGCCTGCTCTTGCGCTGAGGCGAGATTCGTTGCGCAGTACTGCTCCGGGTTGGTGGATCGGGCACGGGTTGAAGCAAGTGCAGTCGTCGCCCTTATTCCCGACGTCGCACCGATAGCACTCGTCGTTGCAGTTGCAGCGCGTCACGGTCCCTCCGATCCTACGCTCTGCCACGTCCCTCCGTTCATGACCGCAACGCCGTCACGCCGAGCGATCTTCATCCCTTCCTTCGCCTCGGGATGGTGAACGGTCAGGCAGTGGGTGCAGATCAACCAGCAGTCGTCGGCGACCAGCTCGCGGTGAGGCGCGTCCTCGAACCAGACGGTGTATCCGCTCGCGCCTGCTTGGGCGAGGTCGCTGGCCACCGTCTCGTGTTTGATCTGCACAACGCGAGCCTTGTTGCTCCCGATGGCCAGCGCCACCTTCTTGCCGCATCCGCCGCCGCGCTTTCTCATGATCGGCCGCTCCCCAGCCCTATCGCCTCCAGTTCCTCTGGGGATAGGCCACGGGGAACGTAGATCGATCGGTTGTCGACCTGCGTTTCTCGGCTCTGCACCGGGCCTTCCTCTCTCTCGGGCGCCTGATCGTGTCCCTCTCGTCGACATGCTTGCTGACCCGCCGCCAGCTCTGGGGTGTTTTCGGGTGCATCTGGCTCTGCCATGCCGTTTTCACGGGCGCCAGCATGCTTGCCCCCAGTCCCCTGTTTCGCCAGCGCGTCGATCGCCGATTCGCTCTTCCCGCTCGGCGCCCCTGGTTTCTTCCCCGCGCCCTTCCCCTTGGCCTTGCGCTTCTCGGCGATTTCAGCCCGCCTCTCCATGTCGTCAAGGGTTGCGTAGTGCTGCCGTAGAGCCGTGGACTGCTTGGCTGAGATGCGGCCCTTTGGGAGCTGCTCGAGGTGTGCGATCTCCCGGGCCAGGACGTTGAGCGCCCGCTGTTTGACCCGGTTGATCGAGTCGACCGTGAGCTCCTGGTCCTCAGGCTCGGGACGAGGGCCGTGCTTGGCCTTGTACTCGGCGATGTATTCGGCCACTCGGCGTTCACCGATGTCGATCGGGATCGGCTTGTCGCCCTTCCCGGTCAGGCCGGCCGTCCCCTCGTTGAATCGGCGCGTTATCTCAGGGACGCTGAGGTCTTCGAGGTAGAGGGCGATCGCGAGGTCTCGGGCTTGCTTTGGGTAGCGCTTAGGCATTTAGTTCCCCGCGATGGCGTAGATCCCAATCCCCATTAGAACTCCCAGCGCCCAAGCGAAGAGGCCGAACATGACAACATCCCCAAACCACCGGCGAAGCCAATCTCTCTCTGTCGTGTTTGCTACTCGCTTCATAGGCGCTGATTCTCTCCTTTGCGGTGGACGGTGAGGAAGAGGTGCGATACGGGCCTCAGAGCGGGAGTGCTTTGCTCTGATGACCCGTCCGCAGAACTGCCGCCGTGTACCTACGTGAAGAAACTGACCTGCGCTGGGTTGACGTGGATCTGCTGGCCGTCGTCGACGATCTGATCTCCGACCACCGTGTTTTGTTGGGCGCCGGTCAGGACAGCGAAGCTCTCGCCGGCTCCGTTGAGTTTCCTCCGGACGTCCCCGACGCTCTCTCGAACCTGAAACACCTGACCGCTCGCCAACTGAATAGTCGTCATCTACTGCTCCTCTCGTGGTGCTCGATTACCGAAGTCCCAAGTCATCGTGTTCGGCATTGGCTTCTGCTACTTCCTGCGCGGTGGTCTGCCAGAGCTCCAGCCCGGGGACCTTCCATGGCGGCAATAGCGGCTCGACGTGCATGATCGAGCCATCGTCCAAGTGCAGCAGCAGGCCGTAGATCGCCGCTTCACGCTGTTCGTATTCGACGCGCTCGATGCAGCGTCCGCGCAGTGCCTCGGCCATTGCTTTGCGGCCCTCGGCCGTCTGCGCTGAGTTCTCGGTCATCCCTGGGCCTCCACCTCTCTCGGTGCCTTGTTGACGAACTCCTCGAACTTACCGGCGTCCCTGAAGATCAGCTCCCAGCCGTCGTGTCGCTGCTGGGTTCCGTTCCGCCGGGTGGTGATGAACGGATCGTAAGCGGCCCCTTTGATGGCCCGGATCATCAGCTTCAGCCCGTACTTCGGGTTTTCGTAGTAGGGGAGCGCGAGCCAGAAGCGATCGGCCGTGAATTGGCTCCTCGGGTGCTTGCAGTAGTCCTTCCAGTACCTGAAGGCAATTTCGACCTCGCTGTAATGCTCATGGTGCTTGGCCGATTTTGAATTGTCGCGCTTCAGCTTCTCGTAGCGGAAGTGCTCGGCCGCGATGTCTCGCTGCAGGCCGCTGATCAGGTCTTCCAGCCGCTGGTTCTCCTCGGTCAGGTAGCGGACCTCTTTGTCCAGTTCTGGGCAGCGCTGGCACGGGGCTTTGATCTCCCCGTTCTCACTGTCGAGGAGGACGAGGCTGGGCTTGGGCTGGGCGCTCATGCTGCTCCCTCGAAGGCTGGAGTACCTCGCTGCCCCACGAACCAAAGACGGTCAGCAGGGACAGGGTTGTAGACCTTGATCTCCTGGATGACCGGGCCGAACTCGGGCCGAATGTGTACGTCGTCCTGCTCGGCCAGCGTGACCAGCCACAGGTCCCACTCCTCGCATTCGTGCCAGTCCATCGCCCCGCTGAGCTTCCAGCCAACCGCAGGATCGGGACTGAGTGAGAGGTAGCAGGAGACATGCTCGCCGGTGCAGACGGTCGGCGCCTGGTAGGGCTTTAGCCCCTCGCTGCGAATCGCCGTACGCCGCTCGGTTGGCGACCAGTGGTAGAGGGACGAAAGGATCACGCCGCCACCCGTCGCTCATACAGGTCGTGGACCTGCCACTCCTGCCGGATCGCCGTGTCGAACCGAGCCTTGGCCTCCGCAGCTTCGATCAGCGCCCGATAGGCCGCTTTACCGAGCTGCTGCAGAACATCCCGCGAATCGGCGCCAAGGGGCAGATGGAGCCGCCGTGCCTGTGGCAGGTCCGCCTTTACGCGCTGCACGAGGTGCTCGCCGACTTTCGGCGGCCTTCTTCCCGGCACCAGCCGCCCGTCTCCGCCGTGGTCACCGTCGAAGCTCAGGTAGACCCGATCGAAACCCTCGGCGATCTTCGCCCACTCGCTTTTCCAGCTCGAGGCACCCGGGATCCCGATCGCGACGATGGTGTCCGGCCAGGCGAGCCTCAGCGCCAGCGTGTCGCTCTCCCCCTCGGTGAGGATCAGGGTTTTCGGTCTGGTCCGAGCTTCTAGCTGCTCCAGGCCGTAGAGGATCTGTCCTTTGCCCTGGCCCCCGAGCCACCATGAGCGGCCGTCGTGCGCGAAGAGCTTGGCTCGGAAGAGCGTCCTGTCCCGCCGGTAGTAGGGAACCCAGACGCCCTGGTCGTTCACCTTAATCCCGAACTCCTCGAGCTGGAAGAGGGGGAAGCCTTTCCAGGTGCCGGGATTAGGCATTAGCTACCCCTTCTCCTGGCAAAGCCCCTCTGAGGCGCCGGGAGATAGGTCGCGTCGTATCTAGGTGCCTGAGGGAGGAACGCAATCGAGCTTCGATGCGCCCCGCTGGTCGACAGTGAACTCCTGGCGCCCTTCTCAGAACTCCGGATTGCCGGGTATCGCGCCTTTGCCCCCAGTCGCGACATCTCGTCGCCGGTCCGCTGGCCGTCCAAATCCGATCCGAACCCCGATTTGCCAGTAAGGGTGGGGTAGGTCCCCGTCGCCCCTCGCGGTCCATTTTCGACTGTGGTCACTCCAGCGGCGTTCCGGTCCTGTCCGCAGGACCGGTTTAAATCCGCCCCTGCCTCGCTCGACACGCGGCAACTTAGGCGCCTCTCCGGACGGTTCTTCGGGGGGGCGCCTCTCATTTGCGGCGGCGCCTTGAGTGGACGGGATTACTGGGCCGGTAGTCCTTCGCCGGTCCCTCGTAGATCACCCGCGGCTCCAGCTCTCCGTAGGAGTTCGTGTCGCCGTGCCAGTTCCACACCGTGAGGTGTCCCTTCTGGCGCCCGTTTGAGCCGAGCACTCCCGCGCTCACGCCGCCACCGCCTCTCTACGACGTAGACCCTTGGTCCGCTCCGCAGCGCCTCTCTGGCGCCAGATCGTGATCGGCTTCAGGACGTTCGATCCGCTGATCCGGCACTCGCCCTCGATCGACTCGAACCAAGGTTGCCCGTCACCCGTCTTCACATCGTCGGGATGACGGCAGGGCTGATGGGCCAGCTTCCCGAGGTGCTTGTCGAAGGCGACGTCCCCTGCAAAGTGCCTGTTGCAGGAACGGCAGTGGGATGAGCAGGTACGAGTGGGGGCGGAAGCCCGCGACTCTTGAACCTCCGCCCCGACCGCAGAATTAGCAGACATCTGCCTGCTCCTTTCGTTTGATTGCAAGCTCGGTCACGGCTCCAACATCTCCCCGCACTCGGGGCAGCAGCCGTTCAAATCCAGTTCGAATAGATCCGCCTGGCAGTAGGGGCATTCATCAGGCGGATCAGGGGCGTAGAGGTCCGGGGGCTGGACCTTCCCGCAGGCTTCGTCTAGGTAGACCACGGCCAGCTCCTTTCGAAGGCGAGGAAGGTCCGGCGAGGAATCGGGCGGTCGTAGTCACCGGGCCACGGTTCGTAGATCTCCATAACCAGCAGGGAGAGCCGCGCTCCCTCCTGATTGCCACAAGCCCACCACCGACAGAACCCGCCGAACGGCAGCACAGCCGGATCGCAGCGCAGGGATCGGAACCGGTCCAGCCCGTGCATCCCCGCGATCGTTTGCACGAGGTTGGTCCAGTCCCGGCCGTGGTCGGGGACAAGCCGATTCAGGTCGTGTTCGAACTGCTCCAGGGGGGTCATGCCGCTTCCTCCCTGGCGTACGGAAGTGCCTTCGCGTGGTGCTTCTCCCAGCGCTTGCGAGCGATACGCCGGCGCCGGACGGCCGTGCGCTGACCACCCGAGGGAGCGGGCTTGGCAACGACAGTCGTGACGACCCGTCCGACCGAGGCCGCGACGACCTCTGGGGTAAGCCGCAGGTAGCGGTCCGCCTCCTTGCGGCCCATGAACCAGCTCGGCTTTGCGCAGGGCTCGGCCAGGTCGATCAGGGCCTGCAGCTCCCGCTTCGCCTGGTCGAACCCGAGCTGGGGCTTGAACCGCTCGACATACCGCTCAACCGCGTGATCGGTCGGGAAGAGGCGCACCTACTCCACCACCCGAATCCGAATAACCGTCCGCGGCTGCTCCCCGAGCGATACGAAGAGCTTCTGGGGCCGCTCGAGTCGGACGACCTGATCGTCATCGGCCAGGACTCGAGCCAGGACTAAACAGTCCTCAGCCATTTTCACGAGGTTGGATAAGTCCGGCTTGCCGGTGGGGTAATCCGGCGCCCAGTCCTTCAGGCCTTCACCTTTCCGTTCTTCACGTTCCTTTTCGGCCGCTTGGCTCGTACGGAAGTGACCCTTGGGTCGCTTCACGTAGAAGCAGCAATCCAGCGAGAGCGGGACTGCTTTGGCGAAAAGGAGGTCGTGATCTTCGCCGCCGAGCCGCTGGTTGATGAACGCGACGTTGTGGGCGATGGCCTCGGACTGACGCGCCGGCAGGAACCGATTGCCCGTGTGCCGGTTCTGTTTGGTCGACGTCCAAGGAACCGGGTCGCCGGGGATCGCGAAGACGAGCTCAGGCTGCATCGGCACGCTCCGTTTGAACCGGGTCGTGCTTGTCGGGTCCGTATCCCCAACAGGTGCCCTTTTGCGGGTAGCACTCCCCGCAGGACGGACAGCGATGCTCTCCTGATGCTGTTATGCCCCGCGTAACACTGAGGGCGTAAAAAGACCCTCCGTTTCCGGCCAGGCCCAGCGCTTGTTCACTCGTTCGCAAGGTCACTGCTTCCCCTGCAGTACCTCAGGCCACCATTCCGTCCGGTTCGCTAGCCAGATCTGGTTACGGGCAGCGAGGTAGCGGCGGGTGAGGCTGGCCTGCTGGGCCTCGGGCAGGCACTCCAACCGCACCGGCTGGAGGTTGTGCCAAAGATCCGCGAGCTTGACGATGGACGCGATGGGGTCGTCGCAGAGGCGCCAGATGTAGTCGGCGTAGACCTCGCCTTTCTTCCGGGTGATGGACAGGTAAGCGAGGATCAGCTCCTCGCCCAGCTCGTCTGGATCGATCCGGTACAGCGTGTCCTCTGCAACGTCGTGAATCCAAGCCAGGCAGACGTAGGGCTCGATGTCCTCCGCGTCGGGGTAGGAGCGGACCGCTTTGGCTACCGCGGTCGGGTGCAGGATGTAGGGCTCGCCGCAGAGATCTACCTGGTCCTTGTGAGCCATCGCTGCGATCTCTTCAGCCCGGTAGCGATTCACTTTTCCTCCAGTGCTTCATGTCCTAGCTGGGTGAGGCAGTAGCTGAGATCGGCCATCCGAGTGCCTTGGAGCGACGGCGACGGCAGCTCTTCGAGGTGGCCCGTGCGCCCCAGTTGGTCCAGTCGTTCCATGGCGAGCCAGTTGTCGGAGTGCAGCTCCTCAGCCACCTGCCAAACGGCGACCGTCCCGTCGAACCGCTCTACCAGCCTCAGCGTCTCTACCTGACTCGGTCGAAGGGGCATCATGACTCCCGTCGGTGGCGCGGTTGGCTGGGTACGGGCTGCGGGTCCTGGGGGCGCGAGTCGTAGGTGTATTTGCCGCCGCCGATGAATGATCGACAGGAGCAGCCGCCCGATTCGCAGCAGCAGGACGGGTTGTGGAAGCGCTGGGGGTGGCCGCAGGTCGCGCAAAGCTCAGGGCAGAGGTGCGAAGGCCACGGGGTGCGCCCGACCATCCCCGCCATGTAGCGGGCGCCGCATTCCGGACACGTCATCTGGATCGCGCTCACCAGCGCACCACCGACGGCATCCGCTTGCCTTCACGCTCTTCCCGGGCAATCCGCGCCCACGCTTCCCTCTGGACCTGCACGATGTCCTGGCGGTGGATGCGCGGCTGGGGCTCTTCCCGTTGGCAGGCGATGCAATTCGGAATCGAGCAGCTTCTACTCATCACCCTCCAGCTCCTTTCGGACCTGATCGGCTGCTGCAGTTAGGGCCTCGGAGACGGTGCGCACCTCTGCCTCGAAGTCGTCGCCCCATTCAGCTTCGTCGGCAAGGGCAAGGCGCTCTGCTGCGTGCGTCGTCTCACCCAGCAGCCTCTCTACCTGCTGCCTTAGCTGGTCTCGCTCGGACTTGTAATCCCGGGGCCAGCAGGGACCGTCGTGGGGGTGCACCCGCCGGCAGCCGCTCCAGCAGCGCTCGCTCATCGCCCCTCACCGCTCTTGTAGTCGGAGATGGGCTGGGTGGAGGCGGTCACGACAGCGCCTCGCTCTCGTCGAGGTCGAAGTAGCAGCAGTCGCAGCCCTCGACCGTGCAGATCAGACCGTCGGCCTCGTCGTGCTCATCGAAGGCGTGGCCGCAAACGCACGGGTGGTCACTCATGGCTCGCCCTCGCAGTCTTTGCAGAGGTACACGCCGTCAGGTGGATAGGGTCCTCGCTCGGGACCTACCGACGTTCCGCAACCCTCGCATCGGTGCCCCTCCTCTACCTCGCCTTCCGCGGCGATCTCGCGGGCGACCTCGTCCTCCCACGGTTCGACGTGCTCCCGATCTTCGAGGTAAGGGGCGTCGATGATCCGCCACGCCTTGTGCGGCCCCTTGTGTCCGCCCCGAAGCTCGCAGCCCTCGATAACGCACTCCTCTACCTCGCCTTCCTGCCCACCGGAGGAGCGGCGGCGAATCTCGTCAGCGACTTCCTGGAGCGCGTCGACGCCCGAGAGCCAGTCGCCGATGACCTTCGCCCCGTCCCGCTGTTCTTCCACCCAGCCAAGCAGTTGTTCGAGGGCGACCCCGCCACATTGGACTGAGTGGCCCTCGGCTACAGGTTGCTGGGTAGCAGCGATGCAGTACTCGTGGTCGATGGTGACCACTTCATCGCGGCGGGTTAACCACTCCAGCCAGAGGACGCCGAGCACGAGCAGAGCGAAGACCCCCCGAGCCGAGCGGCCTGCAAGCCGCTGCCAGACGGCTCGGGGGTCATCTCTGTCAACACCAGGAGGAAGGCGATGCCACTCGGCCGTACCTCGGGGTCGCTGCAACCTATCGCGCAGAGCGGCGGCAAGATTCACTGCCCTCCACCTCCTTGGGGCTGCTGGTTCCCGTCCGAGCATCCGAACTCGCAGTCTTTGATGGGACCGCCGTGCTCGCAGGTGACGGTGCCGGGCGGCCATTCCTCAGCGCCGACTCCGGCGGGTTGCTGGGTGAAGTGGTCGAGGGCTGCTTCGAGGGCGGTCCCGGCGATGTCCGAGTTCTCCATCGGCTGGGCGACTTCGCCGGGACGGACCGACTGCATGAACCGGGCGAGCTTCTGGGCGTGCGCGTCGTCCCAGCTCGCCGCGGCCGCCGCTTTCGCCTCGGCGCTCAACAGCCCTTCCCTTACCTGCTCCAGCGTGTACCTCGGCTCCTCCCCGACCCCAGGGACCCGCACCGGCACTCGTTCGGGTTCGTAGGGCGTTCCACCGAGCGGTCCTTCATGGCCTTGGCAGCGGCTCTCAGGCTCGCCGGGGGAGCCGCAGTCGGGGCAGCGGAAGACGTAGCCGTAGAGGGTGAGGTGGTTCATGCCGATCTCCAGACGCCGTTGTCGATGTAGCCGTGCCAGCCGCAGCGAGGGCAGAGGATCGAGTTCGAGTTGCCGGGCTTCGACTCGACCGTGATCGTGCCGTCGCCGTTGTCATCGACTTCATGGCCAGACGAGTCGCCGCCAATCAGGAAATGGTGGCCGCAGGGTGGGCGGATCATCCAAACGCCGTCGCCCCAGTCCCACCAGACGCCCTCTCCCGCCCAGAAGGTGTCCGCATCTGCGCTCCGACCCTGCATCGTTGCATCAGCCATTACGGGGTCTCCTCGTGCTGGGTAGGGGTGGAGAGACCCTGCGGAACGTTTCGGCCACGAAGTACGTTGTGGACGGTGACGTTGGAGACGCCGGCCAGTGGAGCGATGGCGCGCTCGGAAAGGCCCGCCTCGCCTAGCTTTCTGATCAGAGCGGCCCGACGCCGACGAGCGCCCGTCAACCGGCCCTCAAGGCGATTGATCTCGTCCCGCTGCTCTTCCAACCGACGCTTGACGCCTTCGACTCGACGATCTCGTTCGCGGCCTTGGATGCGCTGCTGGTCTGCCGGCAACTCCCGATGCCGCCCGCAGACTTCCGAAAGATGCTTGCCGTAGTCGCTCACCGCTCCCCCTCCTCACTCGGAAGGTCAGTCCAAGGGGTGGTTACGACGGCGCGAGTTTGGATGCGGACGTTGGTGACGTTCGGCGTCTGCGCGTAGTCCTGGGCGATCTCCCGCAGTTCTTCCGAGCCCATTTCCTCCGCTTCGGCCGGGTAGACGACAACGCCCTGATCCGACGTGACGCGTTCCTCCACCCGCTCCTCTACAGGTGGAGAGTCGAGGGCGGCACGGAGCTTATCCCGGAGTTCAACCTGATCCGGCCTCGCGAGAGATCCCTCAGGGCAGCGGTCGAGGAGCTTCTGCGCGTTACCTGCCTCCAGTCGAACCACTACGTCAGCCACGGCCGGCCTCCTCGGCGAAGTCGGAGAGGCGCTTGCGGATCGGTGCCAGGTCGCGGTAGGAGTTCGCGAAGGCGCCGAGGTTGTCAGCGATCAGCCGTGCCTCCTCTACGGAGAGCACTTGGTCACTGTTGGCGGGGATGACCTCGACTCGGTACGGTTCCCGGTCGCTGCCACAGGTCCGGCAGAGCGTCTTGCAGACGGTTGGATCGTCAGCGACTTCCGCGCCGCCTCCGCACGCCGAGCAGATCCACAGCGTCCAGCTCTTCACCCTCTCGTTGCTCTGCTCAGCGGGCACGGCGGGCCTCGACTTCCTCGTTGTACTTCTGGATGCGGGCAGGCATCGTGTGGTCGGGCTCGCTCATGCCGATCTGCCACAACCGGCGCTCGGTGGCGAGGTCATCGGCAGCCTGGTTCGCGACGTAGGCGACCTCCCATCCGGGCCAGTCATCCTTGACCGCATCCCAGAGCAACTCGCATGCCCAGCGAGGGTCGGGGCCAGTGCCGTCGTCGGTCTCGATGGTGACCAGCTTGTGGTCGCCCTGGTCCTCCCCGGGCGCGAGCTTCACCATCACCGCAGCAGCAATCGCAGGCTCACAAGCCACGTCCCTCTCCTTTCTCCTCGGCCGGGGCAGCAGGGAAAGTCTCAGCGCACAGCTCGCCGACCGTCCGCATAAGGTCCACGTCCTGACGGTCTGCCGCGGCCTCCAGCAGCGCCTCCTTTACCTCGCTGAGGGGGACGACCGGCTGCGGGGTGGGGCGATGGGCGAGGACGGTTTCGAGCAGTTCGCGCCGTCGCTGCCATGCCTGCGGGAAGGACTTCTGGTCGCGGCAAGCCTGCTCGCCTTTCTTGGCCTCAGCGAGCGCCTTTTCGAGCTGTGCGGTGGTCGCTTCCCGCAGCTCCAGCGTGATCGTCTCGCGGGTCACTTGCCCTCCTCCGGTTCCGAGGGGGCGGGGGTGTCGAGTGCGGCGATGACTTCATCGCGGTCGAGCCAAGGACCGTCAGGGCTTCGTTCCATCGACGCCGCAATCTCGCCCGCGTCATCCAAAAAGCAGTCGTGCCGTGGCAGCCCCTCCAGCCGCTCTTTTACTTCTAGGGCGAGAAGCGGGGTGAGTTGGCGGAAGACGGCGCGGGCCTTCTCTTCGCGCTCTCGGGTGATGACCTCGGGCGCGGAGTCGAGCAGCCGCCACTCGCGGCCCCAGGCAAGGCCGCCGATAATCCCGACTGCCTTCTCCACCACGTCACCCTGTGGCTCGGCCGGGCTGAGCCGAACCGTTTCTTGATTCTCCGGGGGCGGATGCTTTAGTCCCTCGTCGGGCCAGCGGTCTTGTGGCTCGGCCGGGGGCTGCTTGCCGGTGGGGACGGCCGCGACGTTGGTCGGATGATCCTGGTCGGTGAAGCTGCCGGAGCAAGCTTCGTTCGGCCCCATCAGAGGGCGATGGCAGACCGGGCATTCGTAGCTCATCGCCCCTCACCGCCCGTGCAGTCGGGGCAAGGGACGTTGCAACCGACTCTGGGCGGGTGCGTCTGAAGCGTCCCCGGCTCATAAACGACGCGCCGATCCTGACACCGCTTGCACTTTGCCTCGGCCTGTGGTGAGGGAGGCTGAGTAGAGGCGGTGGCGAGTAGCGCATCTAGGCGATCGGCTATCTCTCGACGCACGGCCCGGACGCCTTCTGCGCGGTCCGACGGCGGCATGTTCGGGGGCGGCGCCGGTGCGAAGCGCTCCACCAGCTCGCGCAGTTCATCTCGCAGGGCAGCCACGCCTGCGGCTAGCGATCCCGGTGCCATCTTCGCGTGGGCGAGCTTCACCAGCTCCCCGACTTCCTGGTGGTCCTTTGGCGAAAGCTCGCCCGGCGCGTTGACCGTGAACTCCGGCCCCTCCCCGCTGTTCCCTGGTACTGGCTGGGTGAGGTTGGCGGCCTTCGTGACGCGACCGAGCCCTTCGCAGCGGTCGCAAGTCCAAGTGGGTTCGTCGATCCCGCTGCCGCCGCCCTCGCCTTCGCACTCCGGGCAGACTTCGGTGAGCTTCTCGATCTGATCCTTGGTCCCGGCGGGCATCGCTTCCTCGCCGTGCTCTTCGAGGGTGTGCCTGGCCCACTCCCACTCGGTCGGCGCCCCGTCGATTTCGACCATCGTGCGGGCGGAGAAGACGGCGGTGTCAAGGGCGTGCTCGATGCCTCGACGAACGTCCTCCGTCTCGGTCACCTGCTCGAACCTCTTCAGCGCGGCGTCAAGCACCACGTCGGAGTCGTTGAGCGCGTGGAGCACAGCAACGAGCCGATCCCCGCTGTCCCCCGGTGACTCCGAAACAGGCTGGGTGGAGGCGGCAGCGTCGACTGCGCGGCGGGCGGCGTCCCGCACGTGCTGCTCACCCGTCTCGGCTTCGATCCACTCCAAGGCGTCGATGAGATTCCGGTTGGCCCGGACCACCGGCCCTGCGTCGAGCGTGAACCCGAACGGCCGTAGCAGCTTCTCGTCAACGAACTGCTCGCCCGCCTTGCAGCACATAAAGCGCCGCAGGACATCGACCGCCTTCTCCTCGTCGCTGCTTTTCTCCTCCCCCAGTAGCTCGGGGGTGGGCTGGCAGTCGAGTATCTGAGCCGCTTCCTCGAAAGCGATGCGCTTCGCGTCGGCCCGATGCTCGGCGGTGGTGACCGGTGCCCCCGGCCGACGCCGCTCGAGCTCGTCGTCTTGGATCTGCCGCTGAACCGCAGCCTTGGCTTGCAGTGACTCGGCGAACAACCTGCCCAGGAGCCGGACAGATTTGACCATCCGTTGCCGGTAGTCGTCGGCCATCCGCTCCCAGTCGCCATGCACCGGGTGCTCCGCGTCTCGCCCCCATACCCGCTCATGGATCGTCTTCGCCAGCTCCTCACCGCACCGTGGTACCTCGGGGTCCGCCACCAGCTCATCGGCAACGGGCTCTATCTCGTGTCCGGTGATTCCCGGTACCTCGGGGTCCGCCTCGGGCTGGGTAGAAAGCTGCTGGGTAACGACAAGCGGCAGCTCGCGGAGGATCGTGCGGGCAGTGTTGTAGAGAGCGTTGTCCACGTCGTCGCGGGCGAGCGGTTGAGGACCACCGGCAGCGGCTGCGTCCAGCGTGTCGCGGTGCTTGTCGACGGCCCGGATAAGCTCGACAACGTGGGCGCGTTCAACGTCTCGCTCGCGCTTGTAGAGCCCCACGTAGGCAGCCGGGTTGCAGTGCTCGCAACCGATCTCGCCGAAGCTCCCGTTGCAGCGCTCGCAGAAGTCGTCCCCGTCCTCACGGTCCTGCTGGGGCGGGGAGATAGAGCTGGCGGTGTTGCTTGGCGCGTTCCGCCATTCCTCCAGGTGCTCGGCGAGCGTCTGCCCGTTGGCGAGCCTCGTGTCGTGGTCGGCCTGGATCGTGACGCCCGGATCGCGCAGGGCCTTGACCAGTTCCGGCGGTAAGCCATCGGCGGGGTCCTGCTGGGGCGGGTTGGAAGAGGGCTGGGTATCGAGAATCGCTAAGAGGTCGCGGCAGGTCTTCGCTACGTAGGTGTCCGCTTCGCAGGCGCCCGGGCCTTCAAGCTCGGCCTCTGCGGTTTCGAGTCGGCGGCTCGCCTCTGCCCGAACTTTCGTGACCCGGTTTTGAAGGGCGGTGAGGACGCGAAGGTCTTCCTGCCAGCGCTTGAAGTTGGACCGCCGGTCATCAACCGCCTTGGCGAGAGACTCGGCGAGCTGCTGCACCCGCCTTACCTGCTGGCCGTGGTGGCGCTTCCAACGGCGCTTCGCCCCCTCGGCCTTCTTCCGCCGCTTCTTCTCGCGCCTGTACCGAGCCCGTTCTTCCTCCCGCTGGCGGTCTACTTCCTTGAGGCGCTCCGCTGATTCTTTTTCGACCGAGCGCTTGATCGTGGGGACGGCCGCGCCGACGATCTCGCCCATGTCGAACGGGTCAACGCTGCCGCTCTCCATTACGTCGAGGTAGGCAGCCCAGGCGCACAGACCAGCGACCCCGACCTCCTGCATGATCGAAGCGAGGACCGGCAGGTTCTTGTCCAGCTCGGCGCGCTCCGCCGCCTTACGGGCTTCCTCGGGCAAGCCGTCGAACCACGCCTGCTGCTGCTCCGGTACTAGGTCCCTGGAGTCTTTGGGGCTCATGAGTAGGACCGCCCGTAGAAATAGGTGAAGGCGACGGAGGCGTGCGCCTGGGCGACAGCAGCGAATGCCTTGGCCTCCTCCAGGTTTCCGTCCGCGCCTTCACGGTCGGCAGCCATGCACCAGTTACGGGCTTCGACTTCGTGCATCTCGCGATCCACTTCGTCGGCCCGACTGATCACCGAAGGCACCTGCTTACCACCCTGGGGGTTAGAGCTAGGCCGGTTCATAGGTCGCCTCGAAGATGTCGGGCTTGCAGGGATAGAACTCGCCAGCGACGCCTTTGATGACCCAGTCGCCCTGGTCGGCCCGGTGCGTTCCCTCCAGCGTCACGATCATCACCGTGCCGCCAGCAGAGCCGCCGCCGGGACCACCTCGCATGAATGCCTCGCCGCCGTTGCCGTTGACCCAGCCGACAATCTCGCCCGGGTTGTCCTTCACCAGCTGCACCGCTTCGATCTCGACCGGCTTCTTTCGAAAACGGCCCTTTTGGGGGTTAGAGCTAGGAGGCATCGGGGGCCTCGGCTTTGCTGGGTGAGAAGGGGACGTTGCCGACCTGATCGTCTTCCTGCCACCAGATGATCGCGGTGCCCTGGAGACACAGCCGCTTCGGCTCGGGCGGGTCGATCCACGGGTCGGGCAATTCGCTCTCGAACCAGCCTCTGACCCTGACCATCTCCGGTCCCTCGTCGGTAATCCACCCGGTAATCCACCGGCTCTGGACGGCGTAGAAGGTCGAACCGTCAACCAACCGGAAGACCGCCTCTACCTGCTTCTGTTCCTCTCCTGCTCTGTCAACTGAGTCGGGCATCTAGGCGGCTGCCTCCTGTTGGGGTTGGTGAGCGAGGTGCTGAAGGAGTTGCTCGCCGATGAAGCGGGTGTAGGCCGGGGGGATTGCCTGAGTGAGCTCGCCGTTCGTCATCCAGTCGATTCCCATCGCCTTGCAGCGCAGCTCGAACTCGCCCGCGTAGTTGCAGTTGCCGTGGACGCCGACTACTGAGGCGAGCTGGCCCCGATCGGCCATCTTTTTGTCGAGGGACTGGAAGCGGGGCGTCTGCCAGGAGTGGTCGCAGGGAGGTGCCAGGACCGGGAAGCTGCACTCGAAGAGGCGGTGGCGCCGTACGTCGAAGGCTGAAGCTCGAGCCGCAGAGACGGATCGGGTTGTGGAGCGGCGCGCCGACGACGTTCTCGATCACGTAGGGCAGGCCGGTGGCCTTCAGCAGCTCCCGGGTCTCTGCGATCAGGTCGGGGTGCTTTCCGCGAGATGCGTTCGGGGTGATGGTGGAGTAGCGCGGGCAGGGTGGGCTCGCGTGGATGGCGGCGAGCTCGTGGCCAAGGACAACGCCGTCTTCGAGATACAGGCGCAGCCAGTCCACCGCGTCACCCTGCGCGAACTCGTCGCCGCAGTAGCGAGGCTGATCGTGAAGATCGACGCCGACCACGTAGAAGCCCGCTTCCTGGTAGCCGCGGGTGCAACCGCCGGCACCGCAGAAGAGGTCGAGGAGTACCGGCTTCAAGCTGCCGCTCCCTCTATGGCGGGGGCCGACGAAGCTTCAACCTCTTCGCGGTGGGTGACCGGTTCGAGCCTGATCCTCGCCGCCTCGATTCCGCCGGCGTCCTTGACTGCCTGCAGCTGCTCCTCGAGGGTCAGGTGCGAGAGGACGTTGATCCGCCGGTACTCGGCGTCTCCGTGGCAGCCTGCCGGGAAGGGACCACAGGCGGGGAAGACACGATCCGGGTGGACGTAGAGCTCCTGCAGAATTTCCCCGGTGGTCTTGGAGACCTTGGGTTCGTCGTGCTCTCGACCTAGGACGTGAGCGGCCTCCAGTTTTCGATCAGTTCGCTTGCAGATCCGGCAGCAACCCTCGTGGTCGACCTTGGCTCGTGCGTCGGTCCAGTCGCGCTTAGGCTCCGAGCGCCTGAGCTTCTTTCGAGGCCTACGGGCAGATGACGCCGTGGACGGCCTGGAAGACGCTGAGCCGCTGAGTGCCTTGCTGTAGCGGAGCAAATTGCCGTGCTCGCAGGTCTGAGCCTCGCGCGCCTTGGTCATCCCGATTTCCCGCTGACAACCGCATGGGGTGGCGACAAAGAGCATCAGTCCTCGCCCACCTCGTCCGGCGTGTCCTTGATCGGGACCATCGGGGGCGATTCGATGGGCCGCGCCATAAGGTTGGTCGGCGGATCGAGCCAAGCCCGTTCCTGCTTGAGCAGATCGTCGATCTCGCGCTTGCCGCTCACGACTGCTCCTCCCCAACCCGCTGAAGCTGCTTGCCGAGTTCGATCGCTTTGTCGGGCGTAAGCCGGAAGAACTCAGCGATCCCGCTGATATCCAGGTAGACCGCCGGACCTGCCGGAGTCGTGTGCGGCTCGACCGTCAGCCTGCGCCCGTAGTGATCGATTACCGGCTCGCTCACGAGTCCTCCTCGATCCGGAACCACGCGGGGTGGCTCTGCATCACGTCCTGAAGATCGAAGCCTCCAACGGTCGTGACTTCCCAACCGCAACCCGTGGCTCGCTCCGCCTCCTCCGCGGCAGCGTCAAGATCAAAATGGACGCCGACCATCCGCAGCCCGGCGCGATCTTTGGCGAGCACGAAGAGCCTCACGCCCGCGCCCCCGCGTGTATGCGTCCGCCCTTACAGAGGGCGTGCGTCCGGTTTGCGTCCCGTTTAGAAGCCGGAATAGGCCCGTCGTCGCCTGAACCGTTCGCAGGTTTCGCAGCGCCTAGATTGCGGTCCAGCCCTGCTACAGCCTGCGATCCCCCCCGACTTCGCATCGGAGGGGACGAACTCCGGGGGTGGGACTCGAACCCACAACCCCGCGATTAACAGTCGCGTGCTCTGCCTGATTGAGCTACCCCGGATCGTGCTACCCCGGATCAGTGTCCGGAGGAAGAATTTAGCGGCACC